TTCTCTAAAAACACACGATATAGAGTGATTTCAAGTGAATTTGACACTGTATATTGTGGTTTCGAGAAGGCCGGATTTTATCTTACCACAGCGTTACCACATTTGCCGAAAATACCACAGAGAAATGTGGTAGACTGGAAAGCTGGAATCTGACTGATTAGGGCGGCAAGCCCACCCAGATATAATCTGGTGATGGTCGCAGCAATGCGGTCTAACAGTGGTGTATCTCAGCCATAAGTGAGAAAGTTAGTCGGTACGGAGACATTAAACCCCTGCCAAGTGGTGTGACTGACACCTACAAATCTGACGCTCTCTGTGAATAGCGTAAACGCAGATCATGGGCTTGCACATTGAGAGCCGTGAGGCAGCAAGAAAGCGATGCGACAGAAATCCGACGATTGGCGGATGAAGGAGTCGATGGTTGGCAGACAACGGAAAAATCAGTCATTTGAGAGGCGATACATCATTGCGGTGGTGTGTCGCCTCTTCCTCTTTATGCTTTAACTGCGGACGGAGGGCATATTACCCTCCGTCCATCTTTTCTATATTGACAATTAAGAGCTGGTCGAATATCGGCTCTTTTACAAAGGGAGCTGGCTTGATGCTGGCTCCCTATTTTTTTGTCAGAGAAAGATTAAAGGGTACAGAAATCCAATTCGGAGATCTGTACCCTATTTTTTTCTCGTGTTGTCGCCCAGGATAGCCCAGGAGCGACGATTAGGATTTGGGAGTGTAGTTTTACCTGTAAAGAGATTGAACGCTCTGAGAGCCGTCTACGGGCTTTTATTGAGGCTTGTTAAATCTGGTGCATTTGCAGTGTCCGTATGGATCGCTGTGTCGCAGCCAATAGCTGCCGACCTCCACTGTACGGCCACAGTTTTGGCAGAGGCATTTCCATCTGGTTTCATTGCCGGCGATCCGTTTATTCTCCACTGGCTCGATTACTTTGAGATATCCAAAGGTCTGGCCTGTAAGGTCGTGCTGAAGTTGGAACTGGGAGCAACCACAGGATCTTGTTTTACCTTTTCTAAGACTGTCTGATAGAACGGATACCGTGTTGCCACATTCACACTTGCAAATCCACCTTGCCTTTCCGCTTTCAGTGGCAATATCTTTCTGGATTACAGTGAGTTTTCCAAAGACTTCACCAGTTAAATCAATGAGGGTGGGAGATTGCTTGTGTCGCAGGCACCCGCATGACTTTGTTCCATTTTCTTTGAGTAAATTAGTAGACGATACAACGACGGTATTCCCACACTCGCATTGACAAAGCCACATGGGGCGACCAGGCTTGCGGTCTTCTACTCTCTGCAAAACAGTAAGTAGGCCAAATGTCCTACCGGATAAGTCAACGAGCTTGCCCACAAAAATCCCTCCCGTTAAGATATCTTGATTTTTCCTTCGAGATTTGCAAAGGACTGTTTTTTCACTTCCTTGGTAGCCTCGGCATAGATATTCATGGTGGTTTCGATATCGGCGTGTCCCATGATTTCCTGGATTGCTTTGATGTTCTTCTCAACTTCGCAATATCTGGTGCAGAATGTGTGACGGAGATTATGGGCGGAGAAATGACGGATCAAAACAGGATCACGGCCATCTCTATCGGCCTGAATAGTTTCGTCTTCGATATAGGCAGCACAAATGCGGTCAATGGCGCGGTTGACGCTGTGAGGGGATAGTGGATCGCCATACCGATTTTGAAAGATAAATCCCGTATAGCCGTCTATAATGGACTCGTTAAAGCCTATGATTTCTTGCTTTGCCCATTCTGTGCGCAGCGCCTCTTTGACTTCTTCCAGCATGGGGACGATACGGGTGCCGGCCTCTGTCTTTGGCGTTTCGATATGGAAACGGGCTTTTGGATCTCCCTCATACTTACGATATACCATGTTGTGGTTGATACTAATAATCCCATCTTCAAAGTCGCAATCTTCCCAGCGCAGGCCAATGACTTCCCCGATACGGCAACCAGTCCCCAGGAGAACAGTAAAGAGCGGGAGCCAGTGGTTATAAATCTTGCTGTTTTTGATATAGTCGATAAAAGCTGCCTGCTCTGCTTTGGTCAGAGCGTGTCGCTTTGGCTTTTCCCAGTTGTTACTTTTCTTGATTTCTGCCATAGCGCCGGTGGCTGGATTGATGCGGATATAACCATCACGCACGGCCATCGTAAAGACGGGGTGGATGATGGTATGAATGATTTCCATGGAGTTTGGCTTAAATCCCTGCTCTCGGATAAGGCGGTTATAATAAGCCTTGACATCTGAATACTTGATGCTTGAGATTTTCTTTTTGCCAATATCGTCCTGGACGTACTTCTTGTACATATAGAGATAGTTGGCGCGGGTGGATTGTTTCAGCTCTGGCTTATTAGAGATATAGAGATTGAAGAGGTCATTCAAAGTAGCCCTGTTTTCTACGGTGGCTTTGATACCATCTTCAAGGTCACGGATGATTTTCCGTTCCTTTTCTCTAAGGCTCAGATCATCCTTACAACCAGGAGGGAGGCGGTCAGTTGGCACAAGCCGCCTGCTGTATACATCGTGCCGGTTGCCATCTGCGTCGGTGTAGGTGAAACGATAGGTGCCATCTTTGCGCTGAGTTTCACCGTCTTTAAGGATACGGCCTTTATTGTCGGTTCGTTTTTGGCCGGCCATGACATTCTCTCCTTTCGTAAGATTTAAGAAAATAAATTCACTCTGTAATTACATAATAAAGCAAAGAGCGAAATTCGTCAAGGGATAAAATCACTGAAAAGTTACTTTTGAAATTTAGCGTTGATTTTATTCGTGCGTTAGTTTACAATTAAGATAATAGGGGAGGGGAAGCCCATGATGACAGAGAAGATCCGTATTGCCTTAATCAAGCAGAATAGGAGCGTAAAAGACCTTGCTGCCGCCATAGGCTGTACCTCTCAAAATCTGAGTGGAAAGTTTAAGCGGGATAACTTCAGCGAGAAAGAATTGACGGAGATCGCTGAGGCACTGGGATACCGCTATGAAGGTAAGTTCATTAACAAAGAGACTGGGGAAGAGATATAAAACATATGTTCGAGTTCTAAAGCTTTATAAACGGGGTGCAGCGCACCCCGTTTTTTTTAGTAGATTGTGTACATATACTCAAAGAGTTTGCGATAGCCGTTCCCTTTGGGCAAATACCCTCGATATCTTCTTACAACCCTGTTAGAATGAGTTTTCCAATACACTTGCCTGTTTGAATTTTTAGGATACTTGATGTGGTTCCCTACAGGTTGGAAAATCCCGTCAACCCAGTCCCAGTTTACATAGCCGGCCTCTGGATGATAGCCGTATGTCAGTATTTTTCGCAGACGATTATCCTTGTGGCGGTTCATAGCTCTGCGGTAAGCCCGCCCTGTTTTCCTCTTGCCGACCTTCTTTGCTGGCTTGGGATATTCATGTGCATCTTCACAATATCCGCCGATCCAGAAATGTTCTTCACCAATTTTATCGCATCCGCAGTATTCAGGTTGCCAGTCTCCGTACTTGCGAAGCCGTTCATATCTGCTCTGGACATTATCTTTTCCGAGTGGGCATTCGTCGCATAGGAAATTTATATTGCCAATGGGGATCAACAGGTATCACCACCAAACTAATCTTTTATTCCGGCCACAAATCCTCTGAAAACAACTCAGCAAATTCAGACGATGTAATTTGCCTGCAAGCAATGGCGTGATTTTTAGCATCGTACCGATTCAAAAACTGCCCATCGTCGGTATAAAAGCCCTGCTCAAGCGTCATGCGGTCATACTTGATGCCGTGTCTGGTCATGTTTTCAAAAATATCGGCGTGGCGTTTTCCAGTCCAGATGATAGGGTAATCTGGTTTTTCCAAATAAGTTCGGATAGCGGAAGCAACTATCATAATTTACCACCAAATTTAACCTTCCATTTATCTCTTCAGAACAGCATAACAATAGCAGTGACGGCTATTTGCCACATATGAATGAGCTGGTCTTGCCATAGATTTATCTTTTTGCGGTTTGCTTTCAAATCGTCTACTAAGGCATGGACGAAAACATTGAGTAAGAAGTACACCAGGAAGAACCAGGAGATGTTGAACGATAGAGCAACAGCAATAGGGAGCATAATCATAAATGCCCAACTGAAACTGTGCATTAGGAGCGCCCAGATGTAGTCGTATTTGTATAGAGGCTGCGGAGCGTTTTCTTTCCACCATTGCTTTTGCTTTGCAGAGGCCAGCCATCCTTGGAGGTAGTAGTCATCAACAATATGGAAGAAAATCATCCATAGAACAATAAAGGCTTTACTCACAGTCCAAACCTCCTGCCAGCGCCTCATTGACATCAATGGAATCCCCAGGATTTAGAGAAGGGAAGAGTGCATTGTTGATGTCGGCAATCCAACCGTTCTCACTATTTCCGATACCTACAATATCGCTGTTTTTGATCCGCTCTACATACTCCACATTCGGAAACAGGTTCTTGATCGCTTTAATAGTTTCAATTTCCTGATCAGAAAGCGAAATCACTTTTACGATATGCTCTGGGTGGTTGATTGCCTCGTAGATTGCGGCATTGCTTGACCCTTGTTCTTCCCATTTCATAACCCCATCGCTGTTGATGTGGTATTTGCCCTTGTACCCTTTAACTTTGAAAGGTACGCCAATGTCTATACCGAGCACATCACAAATTCTTGGCTTGATCATAGTTTTCTTCCCTCTTTCTAAATAGTCTGGTTTACTGGCCGGACACTCTCTGCATGAGCGCATTTCGTATGCTCCGCAACCACCGGATTTATAACAAGGCATTTGCATTACCTCACATATCTGCGATATCTCTACTGTGGCTTTCTTGCCATCCTGGATATCTCCAATAGCAATATAGGCACTGGTGAGCGCATGGATGTTTTTGATTGAGCAGTTCCATTTTTCCAGAGTAACACATACAGTTTTTTCTTTGGAATCCGTATTGATCTGCATTATCATCATGTAAGCCAAGTAGCTCTAAGTCATAAGAAGAAATGCAGCCACATTGAATAGTTTCTGTTAATCCGGGTTCTGCACATGATTCAATCCGAATACTATCTAACGGTCTTGAATTGGAGAAGTAGGATTTTACATCTCGAAGCATCTGGTCAACTTGGGCAATTTGCTGTTTGTCTGGAGCAAAACCATTTTCTCCGTAGGGTAGAGGTAGACCAGCATTCTTAAATCTTCTTCTGACATGAGGGTACATATCAATCAAACTGATTCGGAATCTGTTAAATCCGTGGTCAATAAATGTCAGGAAGACATTTTTCGCTGTTTCAATGCCTTTCTTTGTGGGAATGATTGGATCGATTCTTACAACAATTTTGCTCTTTGGGAAGCCGCCACCGACCAGTGTAGTTATCGCATCAAATTCATCATATGGCGCTGGGACAAACGGTTCTAAAACAGAATGACCAAAGCCAGTAAATGTTGTGTGGATGATCACCTTGTCTTTATATTTGAGTGCAGCGTCGTAAAAATCTGGCGATACACATTTTGTTATTAGGATTGCGCCGTCGATTTGGTTCATTTTACTTGTCCAGGAAAGGTCAAGCCCTGCATCACCGGCCTCGGTTATCCCAATTTTGTATTTTGCCACTTTGCTATCACCGTCCTAACTGCTCAAAATAGAATTTAACCGGGTGTGGAGTAGGAGTGACCAGGCCAAAGCGAACAGCGTTCTTATATGTAACGCTGTCACGCATAAGAACAGTCGGCATATTTTCTACCATTTTGCGGAACCCTTCTAAGGTGGATCTGCTTTTGTAGTGGTTACAGCTCCTACAAGCGGGTAGCATATTGTCCAGAGTATCTTCTCCCTGCTCCGACCAGCCATTGATAGGGATAACATGGTCTACCTGCATATCCTTATATTCCAGTTCACACCCGCAATAAGCGCAGTGTCCGTTTGTCTTCTTATAGACTGCCATGCGCTCATCTTTGGTTAGTTTTCGGCGTTGGTTCATTCCTGTTCCTCCGTGGTGCTGTTGCCAATAAGCAGAGCGTCTCTCAGTTCTTTCACATAACGGTCAAACTCCACCATAAATTCCTCTTCTGAGATCTCTCTAAAACTCATGCCAGAAGTGTTCTTTGCTTCGCCCAGGATACTGGAAAACACCGTGTCACAATAGAAGGGGACAATATCATCGTTGTCACAGTCGTGTCCAAGGTAAAGAGCTGGGTACTGATAGGGGTTGAAATGGCAGTGGCCGGATAGATCATACTGCTCACGGGGGATATCAATGATCCGTAGATAATTGCCATTTAGGATAAAGCAGCGGCCTACATTTTTCTTTGCCTCTTCCTGGAACTTCTTGATTTCCATTTTCTCAAGAGATTTTCGGAGAATCTGAAGCTCAGAGATTTTATTATCAACTTCTTGGAGTGTCATAACAGGATCTCTCTTTCGTGGAATACTTTTAAGTCAGATATAGGGAATAAGCCATGTTCAACCATATCGTATGGCCCGTCCTCCCATGAGATTTGGATTGGGCAATCTGAAATGGGGGTACATATTGGCCGGCCATTTAGATTGTAGTGCGTCATTTTTGCCCAGTGGTCTTTATACCTTTGCCATTCTTCCTCTGAGGAATTGAAGTGTATCTCTGGAGCTAAGAAACAATCGGCAACCCGCCAATGGCCGGCAACATAGGACGGTTGTACTCGGACTGGAAGTTTTTCATATGCCCAGACTTGGCCTGATTCGTCGCAGGCCAGATAGCGTAACCCCCAGGAGCGAAGTTTGTTTATGTTGAATTTCATGGCTTAATATCCACGATTTTCCCAATTATTGATTGCTTCTTGCTTGGTTGGGAAGTCTGTTGTTTCATGTCCGCAATTCCCACAGCATACCGTCCATTCATTTACAATGCTTTGTCCATAATCAAACACATATTGATTTACTTTGATATTGTCTTTTTCTCCACATTCTGGGCATTTTCTTAATCTACATGTTTTACTCATTTACATCTCGCCTTTCAATTTGGTTCCGCAATACCTACAATACCGTGCAAGCGGATCTACGCTATCGAGCCGATGACAGTTAGGACATACACCCTTTCCATGGTCACACAAAATACGCTTCTCACCATTATCAAAATACTTCTCCCACTGCTCCGTAGTAGAGTTTGTATAATTGATGTCGATATCGTCATCCCAGTCTACATGAGCGCCAACTTTTTCATTGGCAAAGTGGGTAACACAACTGGTAGAAATGCCATCAAGAGCATCGTCCTTAATAAGTCTCTTGATTTCGTCCAAGGAAAGGTTTTCTTCCAGATCACATACATACAATGTCATTTTATAAAGCTGTGCCAAGGTTATTTTCCTCCTTTGTGTCCATGAGAGATCCGCACGATGGACAATACGGTTCAAAATCTGCATAATCATTTCCATGATTCTTGCGGATGTTTCTTCCACAATTTCCGCATACAATCGTTCCACTATGTTGGAGCCGAATCCATTTTCCGTGTCGTACTGGTGCAACATCGGCTGATGGAATGATTTTGTCAAGCTTATACATGGCCTGTTCAATCACATCGTCAGCATCTATATATGATGGAGCTGTATCAATATCTCTGATAGCAGAGACAGCCAATTCCCGCTCGATGTAGCTCATTCCTGCTCCCTCCGTAGTGCAGCCTGTGCTTTTCTTACTGCTTTGATACATTCGTATACATCTGGTTCTATAATCTCTACCCTACCCTCCCTGTCAGCCTGGGCCAGCTCGCGGAGGCGGTCAAGATCGTACTCGTCGCACAGGATGTCCTCGATGGCGGCGAGGCGGTCAATCGTACTTTCGCCGGGTACGATGTTATAATAAGCAGTCCCATTTTCATATTTTCCTGTCAGCCGCTTCATGGTCAGTCCTCCTTAATGCTGCGCCATTTCCAGTTATCCCTTGCATCAACGTTCTGATACTGGAAATATTCATGCTTACACTCTGCACACGCCCCTTCATTATGGTTTGGCGTGTAGTTCTTACAAGCCGGGCAATAACCATGTAACTGTTCAACCGCTGCATTCCTATCTGCTTTTACCCGTTCCAGGTCTGCACGAAGTTGTTTAAGCTCAACATGAAGTCTTGCATAGTCGCAGTGCTTATCACATTCTTTTGTATACTCCTTGCCGAATCGAGCGAAGCACCAATCTTTACATGGATTCATAATATCAGGCTCCTTTACTCAGACCGCAGAATTTATTTATCTGCCTCAGCTCTTCCAGCTCGTCCTTTTCTCTCTGAAGGTGTTCAGCTATTTGCCTCATTGCCCAGTCTAAACGGTTAGATGACATCCACCCGTAGTTAATTCCGCATTTTATTTCTTTTGTTTTGGTTTTCTTAGAAAACAGATGCGCTCTTACTTCTTTGGTTTTGATTTCTGACACACTTGCATATGGCAAACCAAAATGTGTTTCAGTCCAAAACTCGATTTCAAATGTCCGACCCTCTACTTGAACACGGCCAGATTTATAGTCTTGTTTTATCATTGAGCTTTTGAATCACCTCAAATCAATTAACTAACTCCTTACAAATCATCTTCCAAATTCTTATTCACATACACACAGGCGCTTTGTCCGTTGTCTTGGATGACGAGCGCACATAGGCGGCCATTGTATACACACCCAGCATCAATACATATGTCTCCTGTTGGGACTGTGTAGGCTCTTCTGTCAGTCCTTGGTGTGTGTCCAAATACAACTTGCTTTTCTCGTTCTTCTGTATCTGTTTGAATCCAATCGCGTCCCCACAGAAGATCTTCCTGGCTGTTATCTTGCAGCAGGGGATAGGACAAGCCGGCATGACAGAAAATAATCTCTGGGGTGTCGTAAACAAGTGGCAATGTCTCAAACCATGAAACTGCGTTAGCAAGATCCTGGCCGTTTTTCTCAAAGCTGTATTCAGTTGAGCGCCCGCCGTTTCGATACCAGAGCGGATAATTACCATGCCTATATGCGTCAATCGCCATCTGCTCATGGTTTCCTCTGAGGCATACAACCTTATCCTTGCCGATTTGATGCTGAAGCTTAATCAGCATACTTACAACCTCATAGCTGAAGTATCCACGATCAATGTAGTCTCCGATGAAGACAAGCGTATCTGTCTGACTGGAATATGATACTCTATTGAGTAAGTCTTTTAGCGTATGCACACACCCATGGATATCTCCAATTGCCACAAGTCTGTCCATTATTTCACCTCTTTGAAAACTTTCTCTGGATTCTTTTGTGGGATGATATTGACCTTAACGCCAATCTGTTTCAGCAGATCAATATAATATCCAGCGTGAATATTCCCCTCCAGAACCGACACTTCTTTTACAGATGGGGCAATGACAGTTGTAATATCATCAATCTTCGTTCTTTTAATAAAAAGCCCCTCGATAATATCATACGGATGTCCCATTACGGAGCAGAACCCGCTCTCTGTAACAATGGTGCAACCGTCGATGTGAGGCATAATAATCATTCTTCCACCGCCTCCGAATTGAACACAATGTGGTCTGTATAAAAGAACTCTGTATGACTACCAACATCAAAGGCAGTCATCTTCTTCCCTTTCACTTTTGTATTCCACATTCGGACATAATAAATATGGAAATGGCGATCATCACAGAACTTCTTGATATGTTGGAGCGCTTCAGCGCGGGCTTCTTCCGTCGATAAGCTATCGCTAATCTGAGCAATCTCCCGCATATTCCCATTGCTTCCTTTGAAATATAGCGTCATGCTGCAATTTCTCCTTCCTCTGAGATTGGCAGTTTGTAGATCGTCACATCCATGTCGTTAAAATATGTGCAAATCATTTTGTAGACTACGCTCCAGCTGCCATTTGCAAGACCGCACCCGAAGTTGTATGGGAAAGCAAATGACTTATCGTGAAACGCCGTTCTCAGCTGGTCGAATGCCTTTGTGAGAGCTACATAATCTGTATAGACCTTTCCGGCAGCTCTTCCATAATTGAGTTGACCAAAGACATTGGCAACTGCTTTCCCAGGCTCCACATCAATCAGCTGCACCTTTCCAAGCAAATCATATGGGGAAGTAGAACGCCGGCAGAATTTGTGGTATTCTGTCTTAACCTCAGGCCAGCGTGTGTAGATTGCCTTTGCAACACCAGATCCCATTACACTCCTACAATTTACCTGCTGGACAATAATATCTTCTGTGGCATCCAGCAGATCGCCAACTACTGTCTTAATCATTCTGGTCTCTCTTTCTGCACACTTCTGGGACAAAGACAACGATTGATGTATCTGGCCTAAAACAATATTCCTCATATTTCTTGTTCCAGGCATTTGCGAACTCTACAAACTCTCTCACCCCAGCGTCATCAAAATACACACCGTCGCAATCAAACTCGTCTATAAGTTCTGCAATATGTGTTTCTGGATCGAGGCGAAGATAGTCACGATAAGTTCCAAATACATAATCTGGGACATCAAATCCGCCAAACTCGCTTGCATCCAGTAGATCGCCAAGATCTGAATAGAACTCGTCGTTCCAGTAAAGCATATTTCCTGGAAACTTTTCTTCGTACTCTTCCCAGGTCATTTTCTGCGCCTTTTCAAAAAGCTCTTTATTCCTACATGAGTCACACTTAGTAATGTACCGAGGGGTTTCAATGCCACAGACGCTGCAATGGTATTGTTTACAACAAATACTTGCTGCGTACTCGCTGGCATATCCTTTGCCGCACTTATCACAAAACCATATGTCCATAGTTCTCTTGATCGCCATATAATCACCACCTAACGAAAGATAACCACCATACTTGGAAATGGTGCAGAATTTTTGCCGTCGCCAAACTTTAATCTGCCACGAATAAAGCGAATTTCCACATTTGGCTTTCTATAAATGTAGTCGTGAAAATAACTGGTATCTGTACGTGCCGGGATCAGCATTACAACCGTTGTATTTGGCTTCTTAGCTTCTTCAGAGCTTTTCTTCACCCAGTCTTTAATCGCTCTACCGTATGGCGGATTGCAAAATACGGTCTGCCCCCCCCCAGCATTGTTCAAGTCCATTTTCCTGCTCCGTAAAATACTTGTCGCATTTATGGTTGGACTCGTCTGCACAAGGGTCGAGGGTGAAGTGGAACTCTGAATCCAGCTTGTCATAAAAGTCCTGCGGCGTTGCCCAGTCCATCTTCTTAGAAGAAAACATGACCTCTGTATTCATTGCCACCTCATAAATTGATTAACTATTTACTTTGATAATTTCGTCCAATGTTCTTGGCGTATATCCCATATAGGGGAGCATACAGCCTACATTGATGATGTTCCCGCAACTATGCGAATTAAGCGATCTGCTGTTCTTCAGCTCCGCTCTCCACTTATTAAGGAAATCATTTTCCCGTGTTGTATGGACATGGCCGCAAAGCATGTAACAATCTGGATTATAAGAAGACTTATAGAGTAGCATAGGGTAGTGGCACATAATAACATGCCGGCCACCATCGGTAATCTCCTTATAGTCCTTAATGTCTTGGAACATCTTTTTTAATGTGGAAGACATCTCTTTCAAATCGTGGTTCCCACGGATCAGTACCTTGTTTCCGTTTAACAATGGAACAATTCGTCTCCAATCCGGCTCTTTACCCCAGCAGAAGTCCCCCAAAATGTAGGTGGTATCTCCAGCGGAAACCGTGCTATTCCAATTTTCAATAAGAGCTGTTTCCATCTCTTCTGTATTCCTAAACGGCCTGTTGTCAAATTTCAGAATATTTGCATGGCCGAAATGTAAATCACTTATGTATCTGTTCATTCTTGTCTCCTAATGTGGTAACGCTTTATGCGGATATCGAGTCCTTTTTCTTTTGCTGTTTCAATCATGTGTTTTGTCCCTTTGGATTCGCCGTCCCAGAAAGCAACCAGAGCGTCTGCGTATTCTGCCATTTTTACATTCCGTTTGAATCCTGCGGACTTCCCATCGAGATCCCAATCGGCGGGGAAGTAGATGACCTGATATCCATGCTCTTTTGCGTATCGCTCTCCAAGCCTGTCTGCGCCACGAGCCATGCCACACACGATCTGGATATCATCATTTATATTCTTTAGGAGGTAATCCAGGCTGTCGGAAAGCCCTTTATAGTTATTAAAGTCTCTACCACCAGCCACGATTACTTTGAACATTTTGTTACACCCCTATCGACTAAAAATGAAAATCATTATCCTTGGCAAGAAATACCTGATTCATAGGGCAGTCTTTACACAATTCCTCTGCGTATGTACCACCTTCGCACATCATTCCATATCCACGATTGCAGCTTAAATCTTGCATGTCACCACGCCAGCGCTCAGTGATTATCCCGCCACAAGCGCCATCGTAACAGTATTCTGGCATTTTGTTATAACCTCCGATTCATTTCTCTTGTCAGAAAATCATTTGATTGCCAAAGACGATCTTCTTTGTATCTCCATGTTTTCTGGCATCTATAATCAAGCTCTTCAGCACAACGAGAGCATAGACAATAGTGCCTTGTCCACGGTTTTTCAGTAAGTCTTGCCCCGCAGCACTCGCATATATCCCCGGTATCAAGCGCATGGTTAAATCTTTGCATTTGACGCTCAGACGCATTTCCGCATAGGATAAGAGAATTCTTGTAGTTTGACAAATCATAGTCAGACTGAACCATCTTCATATGCTCATAATCCCAAAGAAAATGCTTTCCAAATTCCCTCATTACTTTGGTTAGGGATATTTCTCTTCGCTGAGCGCTGAATGTGCGGGACGCAGTTAAATCGACGTTGGTTTTCATTTGCGCTTACCGCTAAAGATACTTCTGATTTTGTTAAAGAAACTCTTCTTCTCAACAGATGTGATTCTAAATTCTCCGCGCTGATTCTCTACAATTCCGTTGAGCTGCGCTTTCAGCTCCGCAATGTCCTCAGGGGTTTTAATGGTGTGTGTGATATTCCTTCCACTATGAGTTTTGAAATCACCAACCAGCTTATCAAGAGTAAGATCGCAATATTCATCCTCCCAATCCCCAAGGAAATAGAAGCGGTCAACAACAGTTCTGCTTGCCTCATTTTGGAATGTGCCAAACAGGATCGGGTCTGTACTCCGGCGCTCTTTCTCTACCTGCCGTTCTACGCGGCCAGTATAGTCAGTAAAAAGGACATAGAGCTTATCAAACTTATCCTTAACCGCCTCTACAACGGAAACGATCTCGTCTGGGATCTCGCGCTCATAGTTTTCAAGCTCAATGATTTTCACAACATCTTTTGCCACATTGTCGATATACTCTTCAATATCGTCACGATAAATGAAAGTGTCTACACCGAGCGCAATCAATTCCCGCTCCTTTTCAATGCACTCAAGATGGAAAATCAGTTTCCGCATTCCTTTTGTTTGCCCTGTGATTCGGTACTTGTTCAAAAGTTCCAGACAATTATCGTAAATTACCGTCATGTCTTCATCGGTAACACTATGCTTTCTGTCCTTGATAAATTGGAAATACTCATCAGGGGAGTAGGTTTTGCTTGCGTCCATATGTAGACACCTCCATAATTCTTATTTAGTTTTTAGCGCCAAACTCAACAATGTCTGGAATACTGGTCGATCCAAATCCACCGTTGCGCACTCCATCTGCCTCATCGTCATACGAAATCCCATAGGGGAGAAGAATGCCCTGCACAAAGCTGCTGCCAGTTTTGACGAATAGCTTTTTATTCTGCCGGCTGTCGTTGATTACTTTGGCAAAAATATGTCCCTCGTTATCAGAATGGAAATAGTCGGAATCAATTACGCCAACTGTGTTGTTGAGCTGGAGACGGTACTTAAATCCAAGGCCGCTTTTTGGCATACAGGCCAGCCACCAGCCGTGGTCAATTTCAACGCGAATGCCAGTAGGAACCTTCATTTCCACGCCTGGAGTTAGGCTCATATCAAACGGGGAAAAGAAGTCATATCCAGCAGATCCTTTTGTAGCCCGTGTAGGAATCTTGATCTGGTCATAAATCTCTCTTACAGACTCTTTAGATGGCTTATCGCAATCCTCGAAAAATGTGTCACAATAATCATTATAGAACTGGTCAAATGATACCTTGCTAAATTTCGCTACCCGATTCATGTATTATCATCTGCCTCCTTGATTTTGATATATAAACCGCAATGGCATGTTCCTTCCTCCATTGCGAGAAACTCTTTACACATACATTTTGTGTCTGGACTCTTTACAATCTTACAAGGGCAATACCCATCGTTTGCTTTCAATTTTTCCCTTACTTCATTTGCATACTCTTTGTCTGGATTCACTGTGATTCTCATATGGCACCTACCTACGATATCTGTTCTGCGTACTGATTATCTGATGAAAGCTCAATCCCCAATACATCGTCATGCCGATGCTGCTTGCCTGGAATGAAACGGCCAAATTTCACGATGATGAATTTATGCTTCCGAAGACGCTCAAGCTCTGCCTGTATTTCATCTGGATAATATCCCGTATAAATTATAAATGGGGATCTGTCTCCTGATGTTCGGAATAATCTGATAAGTGACTCAACCTCATCAATTTGAAGCATAGGCTCCATCCCACCGATCACAACTGCTTTTGTAATTGGGTTTGTTGAGAAGTGCCGGTAGATTACTGTGTCTGGGATATCTTTTGTATCTGCCTGGGCAAGAGGTGCGTTTTGGCACACCTCAATACCCAGGTTAGATTCTGTACAGCATTTGAAATCACAAAAGCAGGTGTTGATGAACATAGACGGGAGTTTGAAGTTTGTAAAGTCCTCTTCAATGATTCCCTTTACCCGCATTACATGACCTCACTTTTTGTAAGAACGTCATACCATTTTCTCTTATTGAACTCCTGCTTACGAATATTTTGGTAGCTGCTAACGGGTGTATAGAATCCCACTACACGAGCGTATGTATCAGCAATGGGCTTTCCGCAATGCGGGCATGTCTTTGTTCCCATAAAAGCGTGTTTGTCTTCACACACAGAGATCTTTGTCGTGAATGCAAAGTAAATCACGCCCTGGCTTGCTACATAGTTGAGCATATCCCACGCAGCCTTTTCATTTGGGAAACGGCTTTCAATATCAATATGCGCAATGCAGCCACCACCGCACTTGGCATCAAACAGAGAACCAAGACGGCACTTCTCCTGAATCGTGCATTTCTCCATGAGAGGAATCCACTGGTTAGAGTAGATAAAATACTTGTTCTGCTCAAATAGAAGATTGTCTGCTGTACAAATGACACCAGCACAATTCTCCGCAGGAATCATTTCCAGGTTGAATGTGAAATCGCACTCAAAATTGTCTTTGACATCATTGATGGTATCAAGGATTTCAGTTGCAAACTCTACCGCCTCATCTGAGTAGGACTTATTTCCCATTTCATGCCCGATTTGAACGGGGCTTCAATGTCCTTGATTTATGGTCTGTGATAATCAACTTCCCGTTTTCTTCACTGATAAGATCTATAAAGCCAGTCCATGGCCTGCCGGCAAATTCAAAACTTACCTGCTGCTCTACACCAAGGATATCTCTCTTTGGAAAAGATAGATTATCAAGATAACGGAAGCCCTGCTCAAAATAATTATGGTAGATTTTTTGGTTTGGAGCCTTTGACCTTACATTAGAAGAAAAGTGGGCTACATAGAATGTAGAAAGATCAGATTCCTTCAAAACACCGTCTAAGTACATTTGCATAATCATGTGGATATAGCTTCCGAACTCTGCAAAAAACCCACTTTTCTTTTTCAGCGGCCTACCGAACTCGTCACGATACAGATAACTCAAAAACCATCTGTAAGGGCATTCATCAAACGATGTTAGGCGAGAATAGCTCCATACCATATCTGATATCGTTAGTTCTTTGCGTTCAGAACCTGCCAATACACATTGTATCCATAGTCCTCCAGCTCTTTGACAAATAAATCAAATGTAGCCTTAAAACGAGCGCCTACAATATTTTTGACATTTTCATAGATCGCAAAGCGAGGCTTCTTTTCTCTTAGAAATCTGAGCCATTCTACAAGAAGAGAAGATCTTGTCTTTTCAATTTCTGTTGATCCGCACTTGGGGCATTTATCCCTCATAGTATAGTGGGCTTCTAAGGGGTTATATGTATGACCGCAGCTTTTACATGACCATGCAGCCCCCCCCCTGTTTGCCCGCGATTGAGAAGTCCTGACAAGGGCTTCCGCCAAACATGGTATTGAAATCAGGCACAGACTTTTCATCTGCCTTTGTGATGTCGCCAATGTTCAGAGACGGATCTACGCCATGGACTGCACAATAGCTTTCTGCGGCGTACTTATCGAACTCGCAGAATAGGGCAGTTTTGTAATTCAATCGAACACATCCTTTTCAAAATTGATTAACTAATTCTTTTGAAAATTTTTCTTCAAGCTCAAAGATCCCTTTGGCCTGACCTTTGTAATAACCCTTGAATGGGCGATCAATTTTCTCTTGCAAACCTTTTAGTCTCTGCCAGTAATTCGGAAGATAACGATATATATTTCGCAGTTCTTTCAAATTCTTGTTACAGCAGCACCAGCATGATATCCGGTCTAAAATTGAATACAGATCCATGTATTCCACACCGCAATTTGCGACTCTTTCAATCCAATAGAATCCTCTTTCGTGGCAGAAGTTTAGGCAATCCCCTTCGGTCATCTGCCATTGAACCAGAGGTAGCATTTTACCTTCCTGTGTCGCTTTATCAAAACGCTTTGGCTCATCAAATGCAATGCCAACATAGTCGATAACAGGCTCTGCAAGAGCATCTTTGAATTGCTTGATTTCTCTGAGCTTTTCAGAAGTACCCCAACGACATAAACCACCACACCAACCGTAACCGTAGTGTGTGCCTTTCTGCCTGCTATTGATTTCTTTCTCCAGCATAGAATACAAGAATGGAATTTTTGGTTTTAACTCGACATATTCTACCCCTCTTTCTTTCAACACTGGCTTGATTTTATCTCTTATCTTATAGATACAATCAAATTCCATGCCTGTGTCATAAAACACAACGATATCTAACGGCCAATTTTCCTCCATTAGACGGAGCAGCATAGCAAGAGAATCCTTGCCAAAGCTTACGCTTGCAATGTGCTTCATACCGACCACAACCATCTCGGTTGAGGTCAACCATCTAATCCTCCCATGCTACCAGCCTTTGGCTCTCACGCTGTAACAGATGGTTTTACTCTGCACTTATCAATCTTACAGAAACCCGGCTTACCGGGATTGGCATTAGCTCCTTTCTATATTACTGTTCATAACATCGCCTCAAATATAAGATACAATATTTTTGACCTTTGCTATTTGCTCTTGAAGGAATTTGATATACCCTATTGCACTTCTCCATGTATAACTTTGGTCTCCAAATTCCTTCTTCTCGCCAGTTACTGGATCTGTACATATAATGAAGTTTTCATACCATGGACTACCGTGATAACTTAGATCTTCTTCGCCACGATAACTACTCTCAAACTTCATTATCATTCCGCCCGATGTATTACCATTTCTTGGACGGATATATAAAAGTTCCCCTTCTTGCACCATATCACCTCTATTCGTCTCTATATACCTTCTGACAAACAAGCCAAATAATTAACCGGACAGCGAAAAATTATTTGACATACACATCTCGGTACACAACGCCAAGCTGATATGCCTCTGCATGACTGCTTACACATACATCGATACGATTACCCCTGATTGCACCGCCAGTATCATGCGCTTTGAAGCTACCATACCCATCTATGTAAACTGAACTACCGAGCGGAATAATAGACGGATCTACGGCAATAGATACCCAAGGAGTCAATGGAGCGCCAGATGCAGTTCCTGAATACCCTCCATTACAGATGGAACAAGGACAATAGTGAGAAATTCTAAAACGTCCGAGATAGCGACCCTTGCTGTTCTCTTCTTGAATCGCCTTGTTATACTGTTCATAAAGCGGAATTAAGATTGATTGTTGTTCTGCCCATTTTTCCTGGGCGAACTGAATAGCTGGATTACTGTCATCCTCGCCAAATGAACGGACATATTCAGCAATTTGATGCGCCAAATTTTGCTTTTCAATCGCATCGTCGATCTGCTGCTTAATTTCAGATGATGTTGCGGCATGAGCCGGCATAACCAGAACGCCTGCAACAATACAGGCCAATAAAGCTTTTCTGAATAACTTGATAAGAACACCTCTTTTAATCACACTGTATACCAATAAACTCTAAAACCTTGCGCATACCAAGACCATGCTCTTCAACAGGCTTCATGCAATACTCCCATAGCTTTGGATGAGACTGTTTGAGCCGCTGGAAGCGGTTTGGAGATTTCTCCAAATGAGCGCCAAAGGCGCAAAACACACACCCTGTTCTTTTTTCGCCTGTCGTTGTCCCCCCCCCACAGGGTACAATGTCGCCATAAACAGAAGCATATGGGATATTATAGGTATGGATATATTCAAGAACATCATTTTCTGTCCAAAACGACATAGGCTGGGAAGACGGGGATTTCTTGTGAAAGGCGTTACACCCGGTAGACATCCACACTGATCTGCGTGAACGGCTTTCATCTGCCATGGTAGCAATAATAGGTACGCGGCCGGTATCTTTTGAGTATTTCTTCATTGGTCTCTTTTTCATAATATTACAGCACCGAGAAGACACCTTAAATGGCGCGTCTAATAAGTAGCACCATTTTTCACAATTAAATTCTGACTTTGTACCATTGCTCCGAATGATTTCTCCGTGAAGCTCTTTCCACCGAAAAGAACCAGGCTTATGGCCGTACTCTACTGTATCGGCAACCCGCTTTGATACAATTGGATAGCCATAGGTCTCAATGACTTTTTTGAAGTTCATTTCTGGTCTAAGTACAACCACATTATTAACGCTCATAGCAAACTGGCGAATCTCTGGGAACTCAAGCCCTGTGTCACAGAATACAGCTGGGACATCTGGATAAATCCGACGCACAAGATCGAGAAGGACGGTGGAATCCTTACCACCAGAAAAAGCCACATAGACTAAGCCGTTGTAATGCTCATACCATTCCATGATACGGGCAGTAGTGACTTGGATTTTTCTATCCAAGTCCCATGACTGCATAGTTTCTAAGTCTTCTTTGGTATAAATAAAAACTCACCGTCCTTATATTCTTTTCCAAGCCTTTCTATCTTCTCCCAACAGGGGAAAGGCTCTGACTGAAAACACTTATCGCAGCATTCCTCACACACAGCGCCAAATGATTGGTTATAAGGGCATGGGTATACTGTTTCAAACTCTCTTCCACACACTGAACACTTCATGCTGCGTCCTCTGCGTCAGTACCCTTTGCCTTAATATCGGCTTCGTGGAGAACCATTACATCGTTGTACATTTTCTCTCCGATCAGCCGCTTAAACTTTTCCAGAGCCTTTTGAGATTTAGGTACTCTTTCAAGCTCGAAAGGACGCATGTGCCACTGAATCAAACCGGCTACATAGAGCACGTCAAGAGCGTGGGAGATATAGAAGAGGCTATCGTAGGCTGATACATGGTGGTGCTCATAATAATGGGCAATATCGGTGTCCTCACCCTTGCTATTCTTAAACGCTTTGGTAAATGGCTTACCGATATCGTGGAGCATTGCAGCCTCATACAGTTCAGGAGATCCGCCGTGGATATTTGCGTATGTAGCGATACAGTGTGCGCCGACAGTCAAGTTGTGGTGCGGGTTATCCTGGTTGATCCAGGCCAGGCCGTTTTCTCCCCAGAACAGTTCCTTGGTATCGAGCGTCTTAAACCCATCTGGGTACACGATTTCAATGCGATCCCAGCCCTCGTAATACTGTGGAATCCAAATGGATTTATACATGCGCTCCAGAACTTCGTATGGCACAACGCGCTCACGGCACTTGCTTCTATCTACACACTCAGAAAAAGGTGTAGCCATTAGATAGCAAACCTTTTCGCACGGGATGCGCTTCAATCTCTGGATAGCATCCATGCGGCGTTTGTAGTTAATATTGGTTGCGTCATAAACTACACTCTTGCCGTTACTCAGATCATCGTAAACGCGGCGATGAAGAACCTCAAACACCTTACCATTGTTGTTTTGGTCTTGGACATCTCCCAGGATTTCAGCCCTAATTGCGTCGCTGGAATGGATCACAGCGCCGTACTCTTTGGACAATTTTTCGGCGTAGTAGGACTTACCACTGTACGGCAAGCCAACCATCATAATAAAAGTGGGATTCATTTACGCAGCACCTCCGATTTCACATTGGAAATTGTATTTGAAAAGCTGAAGCAGTGTTTGATTCAAAATATAATCAACAGCTCGGTTTACAGACGGCTCATGCTCTTCCATGTATTTTGTCTTTACCGATTTCATTGCAGACACATAACGATCTGCCATCTCAACAGCCTCGTCTTTGCTAAGATAACCAAATTTGATTTGTTTTAAGTAATCTGCTTTCTTAGAGAGCAGACAATCTTCATACGGCTCTCCATCAAGCCATCTCGACATAAATTCATCAAGCCTTAAAATATGATGGAGTTGTTTCGGATCGTACCCAAAGCGCTCAATTTTATCCATCGTTGCTGGGTACGGATGACAAAGCGCTTTTTGTTTCTCCATCGCCGTACCAACCATGCAGTTTAGAGAAGCAAAGTCGTTGTATCTTCCGATCAGCTCCCGCGCATTGAGCACTGGATAAAACAGAGATTCGTATTTCGGATTGAGAATCCTGTACTTAGTAAATAAGATCTCCACAAAGTTGATATTCTGTTTTCTGAAACAGTCAAACATCAAGCGGATATCTTTCACATCAACATGCTCATCATTTTCCATGATATGCGTATAACTCTGCGGCTTTCTATTCAGAACAAAATCCTCGAAAGAGGGGAGGACAATCAGCTTGGAGTCAACATCGCTCCCCTCATAATCGAGCTTGTAATTTTGAGACCCTTGTAGGAAAATACCCACCCATTCTGGGTGCTTCTCCTTTACTGCGTCTAAATGTTCTGAAAGCCGGCGCATGATTTTCTTATCGTGCTCGACCAATTCTATTTCAACCACCTCACCTATTAAACAAACGGATTTCCTCTGCCTTGACCAAAGAACAGATCAAACAGATCTGCATCACTGTTTCGATTTGCACTTTGGTAATTGCTTTTTGTGTTCTCTTTTGGTTTGCAGTCGATATTGTATGACATGTTCTTTGTCCATCTCTCGTTGCGATTCCTGGACTTTAACACAATGGGGTCAGAAATGCTTCTTTTTACACGCTTTGCAAGTAAAGCCCCTGAAAGTTCATTCCCATTGTCATCGATAAAATCAGAAACAGTCGGGACAGAGATGAATAGATGGGTTACGCCATCTACCATCTCTTCCTTTTCAAATTTGACACCATACTGTCTCCATGGATCAATCATTTCTCTGCTCATTACGCCGCCTCGGTTACTTCCTGCGCCTCTTCCATATCTGGAGCAGAAGCAACTTCCTTGACAATCCCCTCAAGCACCTTAAATGCAAAGTTCTTGTGCTTGTAGGCTGTAAATTTCGGACGGTTTACAATGCGGCAGACAACACCCTCGCGCACATGGGATTTTCCAATGGGATCTACTCCGTCGTAGTAACACTCTGCTACACCCTTTACCCATTCGCCAGGATTATCGTTCTCAGGCACAAACCCAGACCATAGAAGCGGGACACAGTTCACGCCCATCTGTTCACAGCGATAGCGCATGAAGAATGGAGGATATTCCACTACATCCCCATCCTCGTTTGTTATGGTCATTCGGTATACATAAAGTGCAGACTTCGGCGCGTCTACACCATCCGGGCTGCAACCATAGCTGAACACAGTCTGCTTGCCATATTGCTTTACGAAATCCTTGTCCCCAACCTTCTTATTGTCACAAGAAGCCATAATTGGGGTTCCATCATCTGTAAAGCCAACGACTTCATAGTAAACCGTTTCGCCCTTATGGAGCTTTCCCTCAAACACCTTGGCATGTTGTTCACGGAAAGCATTGCTGCCATAGAAACCGCCATCATATGTATCAAGGACAACGCGGCGAGTGCCTGTTACATACCCCCAATCATAGATTGGAGTACCAGGCCGGCGGAGCAGCTTGTCAAGCAATGTGCGCTTATAGCCAGACAGCGTGGGCAGGTATCCGGTTCGCTGAGAAGTCCCGTGCATTTTCAATGTAATCTCTACAAGATCGCCCTGGTGGAACGCCCCAAGATTGTACGGAAGCTGCTCAGTATCAGCATGTTCCATGAACAGGGGAGAGATAGGATCTTTACGCTTTCTGGTACGGTTCCCAGTTCCTACATTTGCACTTTGCTTACGAGCGGGGACATATTTTTCGCAGATTGTCACTCCGTTAAGCTGAGTGATGGTGTCCCCCTCCTTCAGCTGAGAGATATCTGTAAAATCCGTCAGAGAAGACAAAGGCATAAACAGGCCGTCGCTCTTTTCGCCGCGCAGTTTTAGAGCCTTGATATTTCTCTTCTCTGGATCGAGATACCCGCCAGCTGGATTCCCGTTTTCATCCTTTCTGCGCAACAGGTCATTCTTCTGTGCAAATTCAATCCCGAGCTTTCCGTCAACAGGGAAATACACACCAAGCTCATCAGGCTGAGTGTCAAGCCCAACGATTACAGTATTGCCAAAGCATTCTCCGCAGAGCAACCGATCCGCATTGGAATGCTTGCGCAGATTTTTAATTCTGGTTACAAAAGCAGAATACATTCCATCACCTCGAATAGATTAACTAATTCCTTATAAATCACTAAATAAAATCTTCACACCGATATTTTCATTTGCAATATCGTGCAATAAGGCGCTCAATGTCTCGTCGCTGTATCCGACATCCTTAAACAAAATTGTGTATCCCTCATTCAGAGCCTTTACGCATTCCGTGTGAATCTTTTTCGTGTAGCTATCTGCCGCCAAAAGTTTGTCAATGGTATTTAGGTCGCTATACCCATAAGTATCTACCATATAGCTGTCCAGCTCATCTATAGTAGTAACTTTTTCGCCCCGCGTCGTTTCATATCCGCCGTCAGAAAACAAGACAATTTCAACCATCTTATTTAATGACTTGATAGACTGATGATTGGTATCCAATCCCTTATAAGCAATTACATAGCTTGAGCTGCTGCTGTTCGTCACAAAATCAGATCGGATTTTCATTTATACACCTCGCCAAACTCAAACATGAAATCCTCAGGCGGAATATGTAGTTGATATGTATCCTTAATTTCCTTTGAAAGCATATCCCGCAACTCAATCAGGTTGTGGTTAGATAAAATTGTTTCGCCAAGAGTCCAGCCAACATAGTCAAGGCCACATTCACCCACAACGGCCTCAAGGTATTTATCTTTCAGATGGATATCATCAAAATCTCCATCGTCCATTCTCTGGATAATTTTTTCATCTGATAAGTCATTCTTTTCCAGAATTTCAGCGGCATTCTTAGTTGGCAAACGCAAGCAGATAAATGAGCTGCTGCTACTATTTGTCACAAAATCTGTCCTAAGTTTCATATCTCACCTCGAACTGATATAGTCTCTGAAATGTCGGTATGTACCAAACCGATCTTTGAGGCCGGACACAATTTCGGCTGGGTTGAGGTTAAATCTGGAGCACACCTCAGTTACATACTCGCTGTCATATAGCTTTTTGCGGCGCTTATTCAGCGCTTTTACCTTTGCAAAAACTTCGTCGCGGGATACCTTATATTCCCGCTCCAGGAATCTTGCCAAATCACAATTGGAATACTCAATAAACTGGCAAATGGGACAGCACTCTTCCGGCACACAGTAGTATCCATCCTCGCGCTCAAGCATCAGATCTTCCAGCTCTTCATCTGTCTTTTCATTCAGCTCTTCGTCGGTAAGATACTCTATATTTGACCAGGAAGATTCCATTTCTTCACGGATCAGCTGAATCATCAGCTCTCTCGGAGGGGTAAGCATCTCATCCACACAAATAGTATGGCCGTTGACACACTCTACCATCTCTGCATCACGCAAAACCATGTCCCAACCGCTTTCAGTTCTCCCGCAAAGCTCACATACAAAACTTGAACTGCTGGAATTGGTAACAAAATCTCTTCTAAACTTCATTGAAACACCTCTCATTCAATGATGACTAAATCGACGAACCGTAAAATCCTGAATGGGTAAATGCAAAGGACAACTTTGTGTATGGATACATTCTTTTTGCCCTTTTGAACTCTTGACCACATACATTACGGAATCTGACTTCTTCAAAATATCCGTATCTAAAACTTCCCTGGAACTCATTCCACACATTTGTTGCGTCCTGTTTATCCTCACCAAACAAATCTTTTGCGCTGCATTCTGTAGGGAAGAAGCCGGCTCCGTGCCTGGTAAAGTAGGTTCTTGATACAAAACACATTTCGATATTGCGGCAATCGTGCAACCCGGCAGAATAGAGAACTCTGTTCACACCAGGGATTCCGGTACGAGAGGTTGTGAGATACGGCGCAAACTCTTCATACATCTCATCCAGCAAAAGACCTTGAGCACCTTCAAAAACAAGCCCGTCATAATCATGCACTATATCGTCATTCACGACCTGACAATAATCCATCATTTCATTGACTTGGGCGATCCAATTATCAATGATATTCTCGCTTAGAATTACGCCAAGGTCATTCAAAGAGATGTTGGACACACCAAGCTCTTTCAAGCGCTTAGAAAGGTAGACATCCCGCTGGTATGAAAGCAGATACTTTAAGTCAAGAGAACGAATAGTTTTAGGAGTAATGGTGTGGCCTATGCCGTAGTTCCTATATCGAACAACTGTTTCGTTGATCCCGACACCGCAGCTTCCGTGTCTCTGATCACCCCTTGATCGCTCCACAATCTGATTGACCAGCATATCAAATGGCGTGGTGATTTTACAGCTCTCATGGATGTATACCTTTGGGTAGAACCAAAAGTTTCTGTACATCTCGTCGCGTTCTCTACAAAAGAGAATAGGGTTCAAAATAAAATTGCCAGAAAGGTATGTATCAGTACCGTTGACAAAGCTCCCAGCACCAAAATGGCTGAACACATGGCGCTTTTGCTTGCCGAGCGTTGGAACTACTACGGTATGGCCAGCTTGCGCACCGCCATTAAACCGAATATTGAGTACACTCCCGCTCTCGGAAAGCCTTTTGCAGAAGTAATCGGTCATCAAACCCTTTCCCTCATCGCCAAAGTTTGCACCGATTACGACTTTGATCTGCTTTGCCATACCAATACCCCTTTCTGGCTTATCTTTTATTGTCAGAACTCTACGAGATCACTCTTCGCGGTTACACTTTTCAGACCGTCAAGAGCGCTCTTAACTACGATAGAGGTGGAGCCGTCCCAGCTGGCGGCTACCTCGTCCACATCCTTGCCGCCCATTGTCTCCAAAATAGAAACAATAATCTCAGGAACCTTCGTGTAGTCGCTTACCTTAATTACTCGCTCACCCATCAAAGAACGCCACTTTGCAATATTGCTTGTGTCACTGCGGCGATCCAGAACCAGGTGGAATACCTCATATTTCCGGTTGACCAGGTTAAGCAGCTCTTCCACAGGGATATCGCGCTCAACAGTATCGCCAAAGATATCCTTGATTTCCCGTGCGGTCAAACGGTCAGGATAGCAGTCATCGCCCATGGTAAAAAGGAAACCCTTCTGATTTCTCTTATTGAGGCAATCAATGTCTGTGTGCATTGCCGCAAAATACCAGGCGAGGGGATAGCTCTCAAACATGTTTCCACCGCCGCCGCGCTCAAAGTAGAGCTGTGTCAGCTGCTCCGCAATGCGGATATCGGACTCAAACTGCGTGGCCTGAAACGGAGTGGAATCACACATCGCATCTCCAATAGCGTTGAACATAATCTGCGGGTCTGTTACCGGCTTACGATCCAGAATCTCCGTAACAAGAACATTTAGCTTCTTAGCTACGCCCTCAAGGATATCGCTCATGGAGCCAGTCACATCAAGGCCGATGATAATTGCGTTGCTGTTGGGGTGATCGTCGCTGTCACGGCTCTCTCTCATCGGGATACCCTTGGGATCAAACTCTGGCTTTACCGATCTGCTGGTATAAATCCCAGCTGCGCTCTTTCCGGCAATCGAACTCTTGGAATATGTATCCCAATCACGGGGAGTCCAACTTCCACAACCCATAAATAATTCCTCCTAACAATAAATATCAGTTTTTGTTACTTGCATATTGACAAACTTACGCTCACCGTAAGATTTATCCAGTGTTGTATTCCAGCGATTAAATTCCTCTATTGCATTGTGAGCAGAACCAGAATTCAAAAAGCTTTGGAATGGTTTTGGTAGGGACGAAATATCGGAAAGCTGCCGGCCAATCAGCTTGGCGGATTCCAAGTCTGTAATGATATCGGATAACTTCTCGCTTTTCGCCTTAATCGGCATAATGTCATAGACCGCACTGGGGACACCAAGCATCTTTTCTCCGATTCTCTGCGCATACCACCATCCGCCGAGCGGTAAAATAGAATGCTTGCTTGGGCAAATAAAGCAATTTTGCAGTGTCAATCCATTATGCGCAATTCCCGTGTAGCTGAAGTAGCAGCATAGATTAGACAGTCTGCTCATTATCCAGGCGACATGACGATCTGGCAAGCTGCCGCCAAAGAAATCTTTTATGTCGGACAGGAGAAAAACATCTTCTGGCTTATTTAATACCAAGCAAAATCGTCCATCATCTAAGGACAAGGCATAGAGAATGCGAGGCATAAACCGAGACATTTCTTCTTCCATTTTCTTGTTTGCATATCGCAATCCTTTGATTTGGAAAACCGCATTGTCGAAAAATCTCTTATGGTTTTCCTTAAACACATATGTCACAGTGGAGTTTGCAATATAAGCCTCACCAAGTTCAAATGGGAACTGTTTCAGAAATTTCCCGATGTACTTCTTGCCTGATTTGTCTCGCAGAATAAGCCGATTGCTTACCTCCCAAGCGCCAGACTCAATAAGTTTTAGAGCTTCTTCATAGAGCTGATTTACTTTTGCCATCACTTCATTTGCCTGCGGATCAGAGCTGATATCTGGATGATAAGCTCTTGCAATTTCCCGATACTCAGCAATGACAACCTGTTTATCAGCAGATGAAAAGAGATCTCCACATTTCTTTGATGATAGAATCTGTTGAGCAGTCAGCATCTGAATGTATCACCCCATCTGTGTTAAGTATTGCTCCAGTCCGTCAACAGCGTTATTCATTACACTGATACGCCCTTTGATAGAGGCGATGGTATCTTCCAACTCAGACTTATCACTCGCAATGTAGTAACCGTTCCCATTAGAACAGATGGGATCTCCCTTGCACCTTGCGGAATTAACCATGTTTCTTACCCGAACTCCAGACACGCCAAAAGCAGAGGCGATAGTTGCTCCACGCACAGGGCGCTTTCGTCCATTAGAATTTCTTTTGATGTATTCGGTAATTGCCTCCATAATTATGCCTCCCGTTTATAATGAAAGGAGAGGTGGTGTCCCACCTCTCCTAAAGCGATTACAGTCCTTTCAGAGCCTCTTCAATAGGCGCATAGCGCTCTGTATTCAAGGTCTCCAGCAAGCACTCGTAAGGATCGGTCTGGCCGCTCATCACCATCTTCACGATGTTGGTGCTGAATCCACTGACCAGGGCAACGCCCAGGTCGTTTTCGATGACGGGGATTGCACCCGTTCTGCTGTTTACATTCCAGAACACCAAACGAGGCAGCTTGTATCCGGCATCCTCATAGCGCTGGGTGATGACCTGGAACAAACGGGAATCAACGCCCTTGTTTCTGCCATATCCTCCACGATAGGAATTGGAAACGGCGCAACCGTCGAACTCCATATCGGAAATGATAAGGATGTTCTGGGGGATATCATCCTGAGACATATGGTTCTTAATTGCCGTGTCCAGAATCAGATCAAACACCGCTTCGATATTGGTGTTTGCTACCTCATCGTGGCTCAAAGCAATCTTGATTTTGTCTCTCAGAGACTTTCCATGGCTGAGATCCACAAGCTGAGGACGCTCAGAGAAAGTGATGTACTTATCCTTGAACTGGCCGGAAGATCTCTCAGCGAAATAAATCGCCAGGGCATTTGCTACATCCAGAGCGCTTACCTTACCTCCTACACTGGTGGTCATGCTTCCACTGCCGTCTGCAACAACGATGGTGTTCCCGCAGCCGCTTACTGTGTCAGGTAAAGACTTCCACAAAGCCTCAAGGGTCTGATCAAGCCCCTTTACGCTTACGCTCCATCCTCCATTGGTGTACTTGCTCACAATGTCGTGCGGGAAGAGGGTAGAGGCGTTAATCTTGGTCTCTCCCTTTTCCAAACTACTGAGGAACTTGCGGCGGCGATCCTCGTCGTGGCGCAGGAAAGCGCTGTTGTAAAGCAGATTTGCACGGGACGGAACAGCTTCATACACGATATCGCCCCATGCCTTTGTAGACATTTTCTTCTCCACGATATCAAGCTTGGTGCGGAGAGCAGAAACAGCCTTGCGGTAATCCCACTCCTGAATCCCAATATATCCGCAAATTAGCTTTGCATAGCGTCGGCTCACGGGAGAAGATGCGTTGATGGATGGAATCCACTTTGCCAGCAGAGAAATGCTTTTACTGCTGTTCATATTGGAGATATCCTCTTTCAGCTGTGCGCACACAACATCCAGCAAATCGCTCTCCAGATCAGTACCAAAGAGGCACCAGAGATCGTCCCAGCGGCCATACTCAGGCACAAGCTTAATCAAGGGCTTGATGTAATTGGGATCGCTCTTCGCCATGTACTGGAACACGACGCGGAATAGGCGGCGCTCACCAAGCCCACCTCGGATATCGCGGGCAAAGAACAGCCACTTCATAGCGGCAACCTGATCCTCAAAGAAAGCCCGTGTGAATCTCGCGGCGATATCGCCAGGGGTTGCCTTGCGAAGAGAAGCAACGGCGAAATTCAGATCAAGCAGGCTCTTGCCGGTGGTGCGATATCCAGCCGCACCATTTTCCGTGAACGCAACATTGTACTCATCGTTCAGGGTCTTCTTCATAGCGGACATAAAATCGTTGCTCATAGATGCTTCCTCCTTGAATTGATTAACTAATTGCTAATGGTATTTAGATCTTCAAGACACATACTGTCCGTGTTGTGCTGTCTGTGCCTTAAAGGAGGCAAGAGGCGGTAGTTCCAGATTATGAGTCTAAAAACTTTATCCAATGTTTTGCTGTACGCCTCTTATAACGGGAGCTTTTCTTACCCCTTTGTGCAGCAGGCAGGAATCGAACCTACGATGGCGGCTTGCCTTTTTGAAATTGCTGTTCGTGTGCCATACAACACACACTCTTTATAGCCGCTGTCTTACCACTTGACCACTGCTGCATAGAACGCCAGGAGCGGGACTCGAACCCACGACCACGTGCTTAACAGGCAAATCATTAAAATTGCTGTGCGCGAATTATACAACCCGCGTTGGTTGATGTTACGTGCTCTACCAACTGAGCTATCCTGGCTTATGGCCTATGCGGTCAGAATCGAACTGACATTTACCAATCGCACCAGCATTGTACTTCTGCCGGCGTTACGCATAGATATTTGTGTTAGGCTCACCAGAATTGCACTGGAGCACCCCGCAAGCTCTGGTACAACCGGCGAAGCGTGACCCTTACCTAACTGTGATCATATAGATTTTCCTACAACCAACCGCCAAAGGAGGCGTGAAGCGGAAGGGAGGACTCGAACCTCCGACAAACAGATTGCCCATTTAAGGTTGCTGTACGCGCTTTTACAAAGCACAAACTAATTGTCCGTTGCTCTACCAACTGAGCTACTTCCGCATGTCCTATTATATTCATCCGAACTACATTGAAAGAAATTAACTGAATTGCAGAAGAAATTTGACGGCTTTGAGAGCTGCGGAGTCGAACCGCAAGCAAAGTTTTTCCAGAACTCAAAAGTAAAATTGCTGTTAGTGTCCGCCGTCCTATACACATAAATGCTGCCACCGGGCGCTCTCGTGGTGCTGGTGGTGGGGATCGAACCCACACGGGAAATTCCCACGGGATTTTAAGTCCCGTTTGTCTGCCTATTCCATCACACCAGCGTATATGGCGGGGCAGACAGGACTCGAACCTGCACATCCTTTCGGATTACTGGTGGTTTAGCAAACCACTTCCTTACCAAATTAGGATTACTGCCCCATATTCAAGGCGCTTATGTATGTTGAATTTCAAGTTCAATTTCCTTTTAGATTGCTGTATGCGCCTTATTTGTCTCTTTTCTAATTGCTCGACATAAATGACAATTTATCTTTCCACGCAACACGACACATTTATGTTTTCAAATCTTCATTCATATTAAATTGCTGTTTGTGCCGTAACAACCAGCGGCCATTTAAGATGCCGCTCCGCTCATTTCATCCGTATCTTCTACGGATAGGAGCTTGGAGAAATTCTTGATTACAACAGCGTTCCTCTTTTGATTATGAATCAATGTGTCGCGCTGTTCAGTAAGACGAGAGATATACTCGTCAATTTCGGCCTTGGTATCCTCAATCTCCTGATTTACCAATTCCAGACCGGAAATCGCCCGTGTTACGATGTCCACAGCGCCCTCCGCATCAGACTGAAGCTGGTGAAGCTTCTTCTCCTTTTCGGAGATGATATCAACATAAACTCTCTTCATCAAAATCACTTCAGTCCTTCCATACTCACGATTGCGTTAGAACCAGAAACCGTGGGCAGCTCACCGTTCCACTTCTCATACTTGATTTTCTCAATCAGCTCAGGTGTAAGGGAGGCGGCAATCTGCGCATTTGCATCGGCCTCTGCCTCTGCCGCAATTCTGGTAGCCTCTGCCTTAGCCTCCGCCTCAACAATGGCTTTTTCAGCGGCGATTTGCGCAACCTCTTTATCCTTTTCGGCCTGTACCTTTGCTGTCTGCGCCTCGATATTGGCAAGCTCAAGCTCCTGCTGTGCATTTACCTTCTTCTGGATCGCCGCAGCGGTCTCTTCATCTACAGAAATATCGGTAAAATTCACAGTGTCAATAATAATGCCATATTTATCAAACTTGTCCCGCAGGTACACATCCAGCTCTGCATTGATCTCCGTGCGCTTATCTCCAAAGATATCTGTTACGGGATAGTTTGCAGATACCTCCTGCGTCCAGGCAACAATCTTAGGCTTGATAAATGTATTCTTGATTTCCTCGCCGGACTTCCCCTTAAACATGGTAAAGGTCTCAGAAACCCGTTCCTCATCAAAACGATAGGAGAACTCAAGGTTTACACGCACTGTCTTTCCATCAGACGTAGGAATATTAAAGCTCTCGTCGTTAGGAGAATCCCCCTTGTTTTCGGCTGTAAGGTAGCTCTGCTCAATCCCGATAGAATATGTCGTTACCTTCTTGGTAGGAGAGACAAGGTGCCAGCCCTGCTGAAGAACCTCTCCGTCCACTCCGCCACTCATGTTGTAAACCACACCGACATAGCCGGCTGGAATACGCTCCGTACACATAAGCCCAAGGATCACTCCGCCAAATAGAACGACGGCAAGCACAATCGCGCCAATAAATCCTTTCTTAACCATTCTGATCTGTACCATCCTTTTCTTCAGATTTTTCTTTGTAGTCATCTTTTGACATAGAAGTTTTTGCATCCTTAATCAATCGGTAAACAAATTTTCCGATAGGGATAAAGCAAAAGGAAAGTAAAAGCCATAGGACTGCAACGCCAAGGAACAGAAGCAATATAAAGACTGGCATGTTACCCCTCCGTACTCACCTGTTCGGTGGGCTTCTGCTCTTTCTGGTAATCACAATCGGGCGGTCTCAGAACAGCAATATAATCGTCTCCGTTTGTGTAGGTTGGAAGATGACGAACCTGACCAGGCGGCTGGTTTCGTCGGCATCCTGCCTTGTAGAAATTTAGATACTTGCAGCCATTACAGGTCAACTTTTTGTCCACCCAATAATAGCCGCTGTCACTTCTGGCTTTGCCCATAGGTTATACACTCCTTTTTTATGCTATTGCGATATGTCGGCCTGGTAAATGCAAACAATCCCAGAACCTTACCCCCCCCATCGTCAGGAGGATTGGTCAACGGTCTCCCGCACATTGGACAAAACCGAAACCTCATACGCTTTCCAGCAGTGTCAACAAAAGCATTTGTGCCAGAAACGATATGTGCGGAGTAGTCGCCAGTGCCGTCTTCGTCCACAGCCCAAAACGGCCTCTCCTTACGACAGTAAGTACATACAACCAAATAGCATCACCTCCCTCATGTTAGGAACAAGCTTAAAATTATCCGTTCAGGTAACGATCCTGCCCTCCCGCAAAAGGTGTTCCACCTGGAACTGTTCGGATATATAAAATAGATTAGCTAATTCCTTATATACGACTTAAAGGGTTGCCCCTCTAAGCCTTATATGAAATTATCCTTTTGCTTCTGGGAAGAAGTGCTCCTTAAACTTTTGATAGTCACGCAGCCGCTTGTTCGCAACTGCAACAGACGGATATTTTTGCTGGAAAATTGTTTCCATAGTCTCTACATCACCAGGTTTAATTTCTCCGTTCTCAAGCTCATATATATAAGCTCGATTGAAAATCCCAGACCAATAAATTTTGTCGTATGTGAACAGATTTACTTCTTCGCCACTGCTCTTTCCAAATCCTCGAAGCATAATTCTCAATGTCTTTGTATCAACACTATCTGCTCTGCAAGTTCGCAATAGAAGATCTGAATACACATACTTTAGCGTAATAACTCCACGACCTTGCGATTCATACTCTGTAGCATCCCTATAATCTTTGATGTATTCCATTATCTTATCATTTGGGAAACATTTATGGCCGGATGAATCAATATGGTCTTCAAACACTTCGTCCTTTTTGATTGATACAGCCTCTTCCGCTGTAAATCCGCACCAGGCCAGATAAATTGCAGTGATTTGAGTGCTGAAGATTCGGTCATCGATTCGTTCTGCCGCCCACAGCGTATCTTCAATAGATTGTTGTAGGGAATGGAAGTCCTTGAAATACTTTGTGTCGTAAACATGATAGGATGGAACCATATCATACTTTACGAGCCGCAGATTGTCCACAAACTCCTGATCGAGCAAACCATTCCCGTTTAACCATTTGAGATAACGGTTAATTTTGCTCTTGTATGTCAAGAAAGCACTAATGTTTGATACATTCATACCGTCTATCAATTTGACATACTCTTCTGTTGTGTAGCCATCCTCCATTGGCTTTCCGACTGCATCTTCGGACTTTTGAAGTCTCTTCCAGAAAGCATCATATACAGCTATGGACTGCTCTAAAATGTTTTCATTACCAGACTGGATGTATTGGCTACGGTAACTACTGTTATCCACGTGCCGTCCTCCTATTTCTGATTTCCAAATGAAAGTAGTTTAGTTTACTCCTTACGAGTATTACTATAACAGATAGGTTGTTGTTTGTCAATAGGAATTAGCAAAATTATTTTTGATTTTTCCATTCGGCATACACCTTACCATAATAGTCTGCGTATTCTTGGCCCAAGCCACGACTTCCACAAGAAAAGAACTCGTCCAGAACACCTGTAATTTCCTTTTTGTCTGCTACAATCGGGATACGAGCATCAAAACATCGGCCAAAAACAGTATCCCCAGAGATGTGGGCAGTGAGACGAACCTGTTTCCTCTGGATATTAAATAGCATTTTGACATCCTCGCGCTGAACGATCTCTTCATATGGGGCATCGTACACCCTATGTAGCTCTTCTTCCGACATCATACCAAGAGCTGCGTTCATCATTTCCAGCCGCATTTCTCCCCAAGCACGGCAGGGAAGTAGTACACGGCTGGCCGATGCGCTCGTCAGATCAAAGTCCTTGCTGGTAACATTCTGGGTTTCTACGCCATTTCGTACTACCATTACTTCTTACGCCCTCCAAAACATTTTAATTGACTTTCGAGAATATTTGAGCTATAATAGCGTTGTTGGCGATAATATAGTGTCGCCTTTGCCCACTACTATACCAGAAATTATTATCGCTGTCAACAAGAAAACGATAAAATATTATCTTTGGAGGGGCGCATTATGGAGTCCATACTTTATACCAGGATAAAAGAACTTTGCGAAAGTAGGGGGATTTCGATGACAAAGCTTTCTGAAGACCTTGGCATCGCAGCCTCTTTGATCCGCAAATGGAAAACAACGACATCACCTTCCGTCGATAGAGTAAAAATGATTGCTGAGTATTTTGGGGTATCTGTTGACTACCTAATTGGCATGTCCGATATCAAAGACTCAGCTGAGAAATTAGTAGGGGATGAGGACTTCGTTTCTTTACAGAGAGCTAAATCCAGAATGTCTCCCCAAGACAAGGAGCGCATGATGGGTATGCTCCGGCTTGGTTTTCAAGAAGCATTTCAGGATGAAGATAAGTAACAAGTCCTGTTTATCGTACACATGACATGATAGAGTCTTAATGAGTACCTGAACGGGGGTGTACTAATGATCCGATATCCGTTTATCTATAACCAAGTCTTACAGATTTATAGGGATATGGACAAGATCAGCTTTCCAATAGAGCCTGATACCATCATCTCCCGCCTGACAAATTGCAGAATGAGAACATACCGGCAGTTTGCAGAAACCAATGGATGTTCGATCCGCGATGTAATTTTACTATGCGAAAGTAAATCTGGATGCACCCACTACGATGTTGCAAACAACAGATACCTTATCCTTTGGAATTCTGATAGTTCAGGCAACAATGTAGAGGGAAGAAAACGATGGACAAAAGCACATGAGCTTGGGCATGTTATTTTGAAACACTTGCCCCTTGTTGTTGAGCCTATGCTGGCAGAACATGGATTCAATCAGATGGAAGCACAGGATTTTGAAGTAGAGGCCGACCAATTCGCAGCCACGCTGCTCTGTCCCATGCCACTGTTTCCCATGCTGGGGATTAAATCGTCCCTGGACATCCAGAATATATTTGGTGTGTCCAACGAAGCGTCAAACCACAGGTGGGACGAGTATTTGAAGTGGCAAAGATACCATAGAAAAACGGCCTGGGAAAATGATATGAAGCGAGTGGCTATGCAAAAGGGGATCACACTGCTCTAACAAATGTTTCGCCGCAATGCTGTCTCAAGATCTCTGACGGCGTTAATCCAGGCCGCATAGCACCATAGCATATCGGCTTTCGGTTGCAATAGATATAATACTTTCCGCCCTGAATCTGAACGCCCCAAAGATCATTTGTTCTTACTCTGATTCCGTTCATCTTCTTCATCATCACAAACTTATCCATGTTCATCTCTCCTATGTAACAGCTCCCCATTTAAGGGGAGCTTGTTCTTTTCTCCAGTTCATCCAAATCCCTTTTTGCCTCCCCAATGGTATCGGCGGAGAGTACAAATCTACCGCATTCGTCCCAAACCTCAATGTGCCCTCCACGGTTGACCATGTTGTAGCTCATATCAACACCCCCTATTACACCTACCGTTTCTATGCGGCATAAATTTACCTCTAAACGATATTTTGTTCTCCCCATTTGATATACATCTTTCCGTTTTCATCCATTTCACGAGACATGAGAACAGAAAGTAAGTCGTAGTCCACACCGAACCGTTCATAGATGTCATCCAGATCGGTGTCTTGCCCACGCATAAACAGATTAAGCTTTTCTTTTGCCAACACCATCTGCATTTGATTGGATTCGATGCTTCCAAGATAGGTGACAAAATAGATGTTCTTTTCTCTTGTAGAGTTGTACCGAATAAAACGCATATAAAACTGGCTCATCCGAGAGTTATTGTAGTGCAGCTCCGGGATAATCACATTGTCCACAAACTCAAAATTAACAGAAGAAGGTAGGCTCTGCTGAGTGCATAGGAGAATCCCGTTCTTACTCTCACGCAAGGTTTTACGGAGTTTTCGTCTGGCTGCAAGCGTTGTTGTAGACCCGGTAACAACAAACAACGGCCTATCGGGGAATCTTTCACGAATTGCCTCGGCGTATGCGTTGACAACGATCTTGTGGCGGACTCCAACAGCTACAATATCGTCGTGCATGTCATCCAGCATGTTTAATACTTTGACAATTTTTGCAGGCGTTCCACCTATATACTCATGGACTGTGTTAGGTGCGGCACTGATCCGTAAAAGCAGTGTGATTTGCTGAATCAAACGCATCATAGCATCTTTTCTCAGATTTCCGGTGGAAGAAAAATAATTGCTCCGCATCTTTTCAAATTCTTCGATTGCTTTTCTGTAGACAAAACGCTCTGAATCCGTGAATCGGACAGGGATTTGATGAATCCGTTTGATATCTTTTCCAGACACTTCTTCAAATGTCCTTGTGATTACAAACCGACCAAGGATATCGCTTAATTCATCCGCATTGAAGATATCCTGATTCCTCTGCGCAACACCGAACACGGTGATTTTTTCCGGGAGGTGGCTTTCAGAAAATAGCCTAAACCCTTTGCGATAGGGAGGAATAGGCTTTCCAAAATTGGGATTTGGATATTCGTGAAGCCCTTCTTCCACACCCTCTTTTTTGTTCGACCTATCATATCTATAAATTGTTCTGCACCAGGAAATCATATTTGCGGAGTTGTTATAGGCAAGCTCCAGCTGCGGGAAAAACTCCGCAATATTGTTTCTTGTGCTTGTACCAGTCATCAGCAGCTTAAATCTGCAACGACGAAAAATATTCAACACAGCTTTTGCCCGCAAGCTGGATGGGTTTGTCATCTCGTCGCTTTCATCAAAGCATAGGGCAATCTTTCCGCCGTGTGCTTTTACCCATGATTTAATTTGGCGCTGATATTTGGACAACATATTTAAGGTGATGATTACAAAATCTCCACGCTTGATTTGCTCTAAATCCTTCATCCGATTCACCATGACATAAGGAAGTCTATAGTTTGGGAGTACGACATCCCAGTTGTTCTTGATTGAGATCGCAGAGGACACTACCCAAGTACAAAATGCGTTCTGCCGTTCCATCCGATATAGGCCAGTCGCAATTCCAGCCAAAGTTTTACCAGACCCCTGCTCCCATTGAAGCAGCATATTCCGCTTTTGCAAAACCAGGTTAATATCATACTTCTGAATGTCGTTTAGGCGAATCTCTTCATCGTTTTCACTATCATATAGAGTGAACTCATCCAAATACTTTGCGATGGATTCATCCATTGTCATTGACGATAGGGGGAGCTGCTCAATTTGATACTCTCTCTGTTTCCGCCGAATCAACTTTGAAAAATGACCGTACCGATCCGCATCCATACCTTCACTGACAATTTGATAAATCGGAGTGGCATTCTTCATGTACTCTGGCATCCGACGCGCCATTTTAGGGCTATATGCTTTGTATCCGATGGAGTACCCGTAGTTCACCATACGAATGACATCTTCATATTTTTTAGGATGCTGTTTGCTGACTACGCCACGGAGATAAGAAAGCACCTTTGCCTCCGTCAAACGGACACGGCACCATTCTTCATATGACATATCTTCCGGCTGTTTCTGGGTAAAAAACCTGTTGAGATATTCACAGCATTTCACATACTTTTCTTTAAGGACAGGATGAGACTTGATTGCATAGAGATATTTCTTCACCTGATACATAAAATTGCTGGACATATCTCTTTGCTGGGACAACTCAAGCAGGATATGAGATCTGTTCTTCCGAAACAACTCCTGCGCCTCATCCAAGCACATGCGCTTGACCATATCGACTCCAGCGCTGTTTAACGATACGGCATCAATCGTCATTTCTGTTGAATAAGGGCGCGAGATCCATCCATCCACCTCGCTGTTCCGCTGCCAGAACTGCACCTTTGTCTCATATCCGTATACGCCAATGGCAGAAAACATATCCTTATCCAACATAAATTGACCGAGGAAGCTGAAATGCTTTTCCATCTCCTTAATCAATGAGCCATCTGAAAAATCATCCGCCAAAAAAGAGGCCGGGACAACCAGCGCCATAATTCCCATGGGTTTCATCAGTTCTGCCGCCTTTTGGCAATAGTAAAGCTGAGAAATAATCTGGTTCTCATCCACCCACCAATAAATATTGAACGGAGGGTTTCCAACCACATAATCAAACTTAATGCCGGAAGAATAACTTCTGATATCTCCATAGGTGATATCTGCTTTTGGGTATAGATACTTAGCAACTTTGTATGCCTTGATATCCAGCTCACACCCATATACATTGCTCTCTGCCGGGGCAAAATTAAAGAATCCACCCATCCCACAAGTCAGATCGGCCACAACGTCTGTGCCGGATGGATTCAAACAATCCATAATGAACTTGCAGAGCAGGGGAGGGGTGAAGAACTGCCCGTTCTCTATCTCTTTCTTGGCATTGGAATACTCATAATAGCTATCAAAGTCAGAATATTTCAGGCCATGCAGTCCGCCGTCACCAGTATAGGCGTTGTAGATATCCTCTTTTGTAATTCCAGAGGATTCCGCAAGGTCGTTGTCAATCAAATATAAGATCTTATCATTCAATTCCCGCCTACTGTTCTGCGGAATTGCCTGATTTAAGATGCTGTACTTCATGTGTTCACCGCCTATGTATGTTTTATGGATGGAGGCTTTTACGGAGACCTCCAAGAACCGCCCTGTTATATCTACCAGGGAATAAGCTCAAAAATAAACCGAATCGATTAACTAATTCCTACAAAGGTTCATAAAGTCCTCTTTGGACTTTGCCTTAATTTCCTGCATAATATCGTGATCTGCAAGCTCATGCGTCCACACCGGCCTACCCATAATCTTTTCAATGTACTCATGGAGATCAGCAAAATCGCACATAAGCACACCAGTATATGCAGATACGATTACCTTTTCTTGCTTTGTCATATCAATATGCCTCCGTTCCGAGAAATTCTTCCGCAAACTGTCTGGCGTATGCCTCACTGGTGAACCGAATATCCACGCGGCCATTCTTAAAACACTTGATACTCTTCAGCTTTTCCATATCAAACCGCCGCTCTGTTTCCGTGGTAGTCCACGACCATCCAAGGAGACAGTTAAAAGCATACGGGATATATCCAATCTCTCCAAACTCAAAGTAGGCAAGAGCACGAATGATTTCTTTCATTCCATCTGTCAGTTTGATTTCGTATTCGCCCTTATGCCACTGTTCATGCCAGCTGTCAAAAGAGCATCCGTATCCAGTAAAGGATAGCACGGACTTTTTCTGTTCATACACCTTCTTTCCATAGTATCTGTTCCATGCAGCTTCATGGCATTTCTCTTTCATCTCATTGACCGCCTTATCATGGAAAGAGAAACCTCCCAGCTGGACAAAAATCTGGTCGAGCACCTGGTCATACGAAACATCCATGTTCTCAATCTGCTCCGTGTACTCCTTTGCGTCCTTCTCGTTGGAATAACGCGGCTCATGGGGAACAAGGTTATCAACCACAGAGCTTGAATCCAGTTCAACATGATATGCGCTGGAAAAATGGCTCACGATTTTGGAGATAAAAGTCCTATGACTTTTCCGTAAAAGCTCGTGGATACTATGGAGGCTAACACCCTCCCGCCCGTCATAGATGTAATTGCTGTAAACCTCACGATCTATGGCTCCCAAAATATCATTCTGTTCTTTGATGAAACGCTCACTGATATCCAGGATCTGTTTAAGTGCATTGCGTCCATGATTATAAGCGGCCTGCTGCACCTCGCAAAACTGCTTGTCGCTGTTGGATATCCTGGTCTCTGCCTTGATATCCACAGCAGAAAACTTATCGAGTAAGTTCATTTGATATCGCCTCCGTTCTGCACATCATTGCTGTCATCTGTTGTGATACCAATATATTTGAGGGTGACTTCTGGCGAGTTATGTTCAAATGTCTGTTGAAGCATAGAGATGTCCGAGTTCGCATTATGATTTTCAGAAATGAGTTTTCGATAGGTCGTGTACGGATTCTTTGCAGACACAATTACCTCTGAACAAAAGACACTGATACCATCATACAAAAGCTTCAGAATCATCATCAAAATCATTACAACGAGCATAGTAGAACCTCCATCAGATACTGTGTTTTGCCAGCGGCATTACGATAGCGTGGATTCCAGAAGAGATATCCCACAAACTATCCTCACTTCCAACAAGGAAGAACGGATAAGGCCGTTGCTTATTTTTGTTAAATCCGATATAACAAATCGGATGCTTTCCAACACATTCAACTGCATCACGAATCAACTCTGCGTCATATACTCCTACAATTTCAGAGCCGTCAGAACGGTTTGCCTTAAACATGACTTCGCATCTGGGATTAAAGCCAAAGGTTTTGTTTTCTTTCCCCTTTCTTTTGTGGTTTGCTATCTGTTCCTTTATGTATGACAAGTCCGGTGTATCATATTTCACATCGTCCAGATCAACTGCATAATAATCGCCGTTATTCAACTCTTCCGTGAGTATGCGGTATAGCAAATCCGCATTCGGTTTAGATGAATCATATGGCAGATCATTCAAGAATCCAGGTACAAACGCCGTAACAGCGCCATCCGTTACCGCATAACCACTATCGCTAAAACGCTGACCGCAGATGTCGAATTTACCTCCAAGCCGTGGCATGGTATTGTACTTTTTCTGGCCGCGTGAGACAATCCGCTTGAGAGCAGCCATCTGTTTGTTTGTGCAATGATATGGAGGTGCAGGGACAAGCTCATAGGCATGGGCATCTTCCGTAGAAAGCTCTATACCGTATTCGATATATCCCCATGCGTTTCCTCCAATCTCATGGGCGTACCGTTTTGTATCAAAGTTCACAATGCTGATTACCACGCCGGTAGGATAACTACCCGGCGATACTGGGCGCTGTGTGCTGTAATATCTCATGCTGATTCCTCGCTTTCTGCTTCGTCGGATTCATCTTCTTCGATCTCCGTTATACCGTTGTCATCAAAAAGCCCGATCAGAACACGCGGTTTATACTTCCTATTTGCCATATTGACTTCAACAGATTTAATCTCTCTGTCCAAGGCTTTCATACTGGATAGCAATCCAGTTGATAAAACAAGACTTGCAATTTCAAGATGGTCTTTCGCTTCTCTACGTCGAACACGGATTTCCTGGAGCTGTTTGTATAGCTTGTATCCATCCGACGCACTTACATTGCAAAATTCAATCTTGTGTAGAACATCCAATGTTTCCTGGTCACACTTTTGTACCTCAGATCCATAGTATTTTGGAAGTGAGGCAAGCTTGTCAAAAGATGACAGAGTGGAGGAAAGAAATTGCTTCAGCTCTTCAAATTCCTGCTGCGCTGTTTCTTCCGTAAATGTATAATTGGTATTGAAAGTGCTTGTGAGATTATCCGCTGACAAGACTTCAATATCATCACCAGATGGAAGTGCAAGAGCGCGTGGCGGGCAGGCCAGAAACTTTTTAGCGTTCTCTTCCGTTTTGAATTTTGTCGCCGCACTAAGACGGACAACCCATGTAGATGGATGTTTAACATATTTGTTGTTCTGTTTATTGAATATGACGTATGGCATCTTTATCACCTATCCATATTAGTTGTAGCCCAGCTGATACGCAGGATATCAATAGGGGACATGAGATACCCACGATTTTTCGCATACTTCTTCATCCAATAAAGCTTTCCATCGGATTTGACAAGACGGCCATCCCCTTGCAGGCCAAACCCGAACATTGATTGATGGAATGTACCATCCATGGTGAACCTTTTCCCGGCCAGACTATCCACCAGTGCGGCAGCTGATTTTTCAATCTCTTTCTCATAAACCATAGCACCGTACTGGATGTCAATTCTCAGGTTTTCCAAATCGGAAAACTCTTTCTCCACAAGCTCCAAAAATCGAGTACAGAGATCCATGCGATGACTTAGATTTTGCCGCTTATTGAATGTCAAAGTCATGTAAGAGTAGTCATTCCCGCGTAATCCAGTACCGAAACAGGTATTAAAGAAATCATTGCACCAAAAGTATAAATCCCAACCATCACTATCGTATGGCACATCATCCGCAGAAAAGTTATATACGGAAAAGGCAGAGACTATCTTATCAATAACTCTCTCCATGTAACGGCTTCGCATCAATGCGCTGTCCTTACAAATCTCACTCCACTTTGCATTATCGCAAGATTCTGCCCGCATACGGTTTTCCTGCTTTTGCTGCTCCGTGTATTCAAAAGAGAGGCGAATAGAATGATAGTCTTCCTCAGCATATCCATGACGCATCAGCTCTTTATCTGAAACAGTGACACGAGAACGATCATAATTGATAATCATATCGGATACCTCCTTCTATTATACCTGCCGCTCCAGCTTAGAAAATCTTAACCGAAAACAAAAAAAAGACGCTGGAAAAATCCAGCGTCTTTAATCGATGTCCGTTTATTCGTAGATAAAGTTTTCTTCCCCTATGTATTCTCCAGCCTCATAATCCTTATCACAGTATCCAGAATACCAGGTCAATTCTCCGTGGTTTGATTCAAGTTCGACCAGCAAATTCATACAATCTTCTTCGTCACTTCCGCCAACCGTTACGGTAAAGCCATCCTTATATTCTCCGCACATTCTCCAAGGCTCCAGCACACTACTTTCAATGTCGGAAACAGTATTGTTGTAAATCATACTTTCCACACCTCTTCAATTCCAAAAGTGAAACGAATCACACTATCCTTAATACCAGACATGAACACACTGTCAGCCATTGCACACATAGCGGTGAACACTTTTAGCTCCTGCCCTCGCAGAGAGGCAAGCCGGCGTATTTCCATTGTGATAATTGCATTAGGGTGAGAGCTGGACACCGGCTCTATATCGACATCCACGACTTCCATGCTGTTTGCTTTCATCCACCGTGCGGCCAAGGATACTTTCTCATGCCGCTGCACCTTCGATAGATCGGCAACCCTTCCGCTGAAAAACTCGTTGTCTGTTAGAATCCTGTCCAGCTCTTCGTCTGAAAAGAAGTCCCGCACGTCAACATCTGCTTCACGGGACTGCTTGATTTTTTCCTGATACTCCGCCTCTGCTTTTTCCTTTGCCTGGGCAATACGAGCGGCCATCCCGCCGCTGTTCATTACATCCGACATATCAATCACCTTGCTGTTTACCATGTTGCCTCCATTATATCAAATCCTTTTTTGTTTCTCAACCATCATTCTTATACCCTGGGCGATACGGCCTGCATCAGCTTGGCTCGGCTTGTGTTTTCCACACGCCCATAAAGAGCTTCGCCATTACTGAACCTTGCCCTCAGATACAGCTCATCAAAGCCATATTCCTTTGCCAGCTTTCTCAGAATCCGACATACCTTGTTGACCTCGCTATTATAGCGGCGAATCGCTACGCTGCGATACATGTCGAAATAATAGCGGCAGTCCTCGTTGTCCATTTCCGTCGGGTCATCCGTGGTTTCCACATAGAATTGAACGCCGGAATAATAACCAGATTCCACAGAAATCTTGTGAAAAGTCAGACCGCCATTGACATCGTTTTCAAGTCTGGATTCAATGTCGTCCACCAGTTCCTGGCATTCAATGCTGTCAAAGAACAGCTCTTCTTCCAGTTCCTCACCACACTCTTCACACACATCGTTCTCGCAATCCTGATACAGACCGCAAGCGGGGCAACGCTTGATCTGCGTATTAAACTCTTTCACAAAGAGCGGAAAGTTTTCCATCGTCATATAATTTGCAGTAGCCATTAGAAATACCTCCTTCTATTATACCTACCGTTTGTCACGGGAAATAATTAACCTGAAGATTTAATTATCCGCAGACCGCCTTTCGGCGGTTTCGTCGTTTACGACTCATCGGTGCGGCTCACCAAACGCTTCCCCAATCAGGACGGTTAGACAGCTCGGTAAACTCCCGTTCTTTTCTGTCAGCCTCGTCCTCCTCGCCCTCATCAGGGAAGTCAGACACATCCAGATCGTACACATCTACGTCAATTCCAGCGTTTGCAATGATAGATTGAACCAGGCCACCGCGAACCTCCACAGCGGCCTTGACATCAAGCTCTTTCTCTCGAATCTGCCACTGTTCATATTCGCACTTGCAGTCATCAGAAATTTCGGCCTGGTTTTCGTCGCAACTCCAATGAAAATCATCGGTTTGTTCCGTGCTCTCGTTAATTCCCCAGCTTTCAAGGGAAGTGCGATACTGTTCTTGCATTGCCTCCTGCGCCTTTTCTTTGGTCAGAAAGATATCCGCATCTGCATCCCACGCAGAGGAAGTATCCTGTTTATATACCAGCATGTAAACTTTCATCATTAACACCCTTTCAGCTCTTTTTCGTGGATTTGCCACTGGTCATATATGCAGTTGTAGTCATCACAAATTTCAGCCATATCGTCCCTACAGCTATACCTTTTTGCGGGGAGAGAGCCATCCATCGGATCGGCAACATATCCATTGATACAGCCTCTCCTTCTAAAAGCAGCCTGATACTGTTCACGCATGACGCGCTGTGCTTCATCTTTTGTGGTGAAAACATCAACTTCAGCATCCCATTCACATCTATCATTCTGATAGACCATAACATAAACTTTCATGTTCTGTTTCCTTTCACAAAAATATGAGAAGAAGCCCTCATTATTTGAGGGCTTCAAACTCATTTCATTATTTATCGAGCAGCAACCAGGCTGGTCATACGGTCAAGCAGCTTGTGGCCGTCCATGATTCTTCCCCAGTTATTTTCCTGGTAGGTCTTGGAGGCACGGCGCGGAGCAGAGTGAGATACCATGTCGCTCATAGCGTTTACCACGCCCCATGCCGTGTTCAGGAATTGAGCAATGTCCGGGCGGAGATAGCACACCATGAACTCGTCCTTGGCTTTCTGAACGCTGTTCTTCTTGCGGTCAGAATCGTCCTCGTCAACGGGGAACATCTCATCCAGCAGCTTGTTCAGCTCTTCATCGGTGATTTTGGTATTTGCCAGCTTGTCCGCATACTCCGCCAGCTCACCCATGTACGCATCGGCCATTTCCAGGCACATACGCGCCTCCTGCATCTTGTGATCGATGTCCCCAACATGTTTGGTAGACCAGCTACGCACAGCGGAATTGAGCGCCAGATTCAAAGTGTTATTGCACACCACACGGATAGGGGTCATGCACACGCGGATAGAACCGCTTCCGTCATGCGTGTTAGAGAAACACAGGTACGGCTCCACATCATCGCCCACGATCTTCTGAGCAGGCATCCGCGCCAGCAACCAGATTTTTTTGCCATTCTGGAGGCTACCAGCAGTTTCATAGCGAACATCGCCGCCAATCAGCTCGTCGGTAAAACTGAACGCCTCCGCATTTTGCACGATCTGATAGCGGTCAGACACAACACCAAGGACAGCGCCGTCCGAGCTGCGGACATTTGCCTTGAAGTTTTCAATCTTAGCTCCGCCGCACACCTGAATATTGCGCTGCTTGACCTCCCAATCCAGGCCGGCCAGCCGCAATGCGTCGGCACTGGTGGGCGCTTCCTCAACGCAAGTACCAAGGCCGTGCCAGGGCTTCTCACGAACATAAAACATAGTCTCAACATTTGCTGCCATTTTCTTTTTCCTCCTAAGTTTTGGTTGTAGGTTGTAGGTGAAATTTTTCTTCCTATTATATCTACCGCTCGAACACGGCAAAAATAAACCAACTTCTAAAATTTATTTTTCGTCACACAGAATCAAAATCTCGTCTCTGCTCCAGCCATTTTCCTCACAGACTTTCCAATCGTCATCTGAAAAATCCAGGGTAGAGCCAATGCTGCTATGATAGTCCGTGATAGAGTAGGGGAGACCTTCATCCGTCCACCGCCAGTCAAGCGCTCCATATTTTTGGAGATACCACGCCTTGCTTTCTTCGATTTTTTCACGCAAAGTTTTCATTCGATCACATCCTCATCCAGCAAAACTTCTGCAATGTGAATAGAGGTAATAAAGGACAAATCCACCTTTTGACACAGCTTTTCCATAGCCTGCTTTCTGCCGTCTGCATTGACCACAAATCCGCGTGTAGTCCCATTCCCATAAATTACAACAACGGAATACTTAGGAATATAGGTGTCCTCTACTTCCTCTAAAAACTCATCTCTCGTCATCCCTTCCACAAAATCCTTTCCGCAGGAGGGGCAGGGACAGAATGTGTGTCCGGGAACAGGCTCTTCAGAGTGAAGCATATCCACAGTAAACCATCCGCCACACCCTGCACAAACGCTGATCTTGTTGCTTTCCCATTCTGCATCGTGGCAGGAATCACACTCGATATATTCTTTATCAGTTCCTTCATTGACGATATTCCAACCATCATCTTCGCTAATGACACGTCCGCAAACCGCACAAATTCTAATCGCTTCCATTTCAAAAGCACCTCCTATTATATCTACCATCCGAATTGCGCAAAAATAAACCGCTTACTAAAAAATAAGCGGCAAAAAAAATGGGGTAGGGTTTTTGACCGGAACCCTCCAAAACCGGGTATTTTAGGCAGGGATAGCCTCCGTGCTCTCAGCCTGCTGAAGATTTGCCTGAACAGCAGCTTCCGCAGCGGCCTGCCTCTGTCGCTCATAGCGTTTCAGACGCTTCTCAAACTCCGCATCGGAATCCATAGGGGCATTGCAGGTCTTACCGCCGCCCTTCCCGATGACACCCTTGGACACGGCGGCGGGCTGAACGGAGTTCTTAAACACCACACCATGCACACCGGCATACTTGCCCAGGCCAGACTTCTTCATGTTGCTATTCATATTGTTTCCTCCTTATATTTTCTGCCATGCAGATAGATTAACTGATTTCTAAAAACCTTTTGAATCCGTCGTTGACATGCGGATATTTCCTTAAAAATTCATCGTGCTTATGTAACATCGCCTCCTGCTCTGCCGCCCGATCTTTCAACCGATAAAGCTGGTCGCACATATCTTTATTGATTTGCCCTCTGATTGAATACAGTAGGGAAGAATCCAACTCAAGATAGCTTTCTCTGACAATCTCGCCATTCAAAATGATCTGCTCAAATAGCTTAATGTCATAAACTTTATCGCTAAAGGATAGGGCAAGATATAAGCTCATTGCTTTATCCAGGCTTGAGAACACATGCTTCTTATATCGCTCCCACGGCTCTCCGTGATTGAATACGCCATTGCATATGTAATCCCAATCCTTCTTGTCATCCACTACTTCGACGGTATATTTTGTTTCAATGTCTACTGAGCTATCTTTGTAGGCTACCATGAAAAGCACCTCCTATTACACCTACCGCCAAAGTAAGGCTATAATTTACTCCCCCTCATTAAAATTTTCGTTTTCGATATCTTCACAGACAGAAAACACCTCATAGGCGGCGGCTTCCAATCGACTGATGGAGGCAGTGGCATACGGCTCCTTCTCCTTAATTGCATCTGCCTCCGCAGTTAAAATATCACTGACCATATTAAAGGCATCAGCAATATCGTCATCCATGAGAACCAACGTCGGATATTTACTTTTGATTTCTTCCAGCTTAACCTTTGACAGATACATGATTTACGCCTCCTTATAGAAGTTTGGATTGAATGTATCGGAATACGCCGCAACGCCGTTCCAATCATCATATATAACTTTCTCCTGCTGCTCACCACACTGGAAAATGAGATTTGCCATCGGTTCATTCCCGTCCTCGAAAACACGGCGCTTTCCACAGATGTACCACTTAGCAAACGGCTCTCTGTTTGATACATCGCGGAGGTAGTAACGCCCATCCTCGCCACGGTAGACTTGTCTCCCGGTGCCGTTCTCAATCTCTACAAAACTAACAGGGATAATTTTATCTGGATTTCTGGCCTGGTCATTGTAAAAATTGTTCTCAGACACGCGAACAAACCAGCTGTTTGTGAATTTTGAAAACTGCATCGACACATTTTGCCGAATATAATCCTCTCCCAGCCGGTCATAGTCTTTTTGTCCCATGAAAAGAGTCCCAACATGGGAATCGTCATCCACCGCAACAATTTTTACACGGTCATCCAGAAGTGAGGCTTTCAGGCCAGCATCTTCAAGCTCTTTCTGATCTTGTTTTGTCGGGGAGGTAAAGAACACTTTCATTCCGCCATTCTCCTTTCGTAGTTTTCAATCTGCTCCACGGTCAACCACTCCGGCTTTCCATCCGCAGGGAAGCTATCCCATATTGACTTCATACACTCGATCTGAAAGGCCACACTGCCCGCCCAAAGGTATTTTTCCATACGGTTTCCAAAACCAAGAAAAAATTCACAGTCCATTTTCATCCTGGATAAAAGCTGATATCTAAAAACCTCATCGCGCTCCAGAATCCAGCGCAATGTAGCGTTTCTATCCATCACATAGCCTCCCATTCTTGCTGACGGATCTCATCATTTACCTGCTTGTAGGTTTTATTGCGCCAATCATTGACGAATTTCCGCATCCACTTTTTCTTGATGATTTTTGCGATACTCATTCCACATGTACCAAAAGTGATATAGCCACATGGAATGTCCCAATCAAAAGAGGATTCTCTTGTACCGATTTCAAGAAATTCTTTCCACTCCGTAGCACTAAACCGCATCGTCCTCATCCTCGCTTTCGTCATCTTCCAGCTGCTCCAGCGCATAGGCCAGCTCGTCCAGCATTTCTTGAATGGCCTCAGCATCATGTACCAAAATGCTAACACTTGGCACACCCCTAAATCCATTGCGCTTTGCCTCGATAAGCTCTTCCACATGCTCATCTCCGTCAAAGTCATCCGCATATTTGCGTACAGCGGATACTATATCGTCCTCATCATACAGACAAACGCCAAAGTCCTCTCCAGCCGGACTCATCTGATAAAACTCCCATTCGTTTTCATCGGACGCTGTGCAATTCCATCCAAGTTCCTCTGCCTTTGCAATGATTTTATCTCGAAACGCTTTCGTCATTGTTATCGCCTCCTATTATACCTACCAGTCCAAACAGTAAAATCTTAACCAATAAAATAAAAAAGCGGGGATTTCTCCCCGCTTAATCTGTATCAAGTGAATATCCTTTGTGACAAAATCCAGTTACCTCACTGATATAGTCTGAAATTTCATCGTCATCTTCCATTCCATCAGGGATATCAATTTCTGTAGGTAAGAATTGCAAATCCCGCTCATCATCAACATCCCAAATTATATTGAACGCTTTCATATTGCATCCTCCTTAAATCGCATACACCAGTTCCACACCGTCACGATCTGCGAAAAACTCTTCTGCCACTGGACATGCAGTGCAAATCATAGAATTGCATTTCCCAGGGCAACGACACGCCGCCCCATTCACTCCGCAAATCTCAGGGACATCCTGTTTTGCATGAAGAATAATACGCTTGCCAGTTACCTTCTCTGCAATTAGCTGCTTGAGATATCCAACCGCATATGCTTCGTTGTCAAAAATCTGCGTGCCAACACGCCAAGCCCACGGCTTCCCATCATACATAGGCCGGCTTTCCACCTCGATCTCTTTTCCGTTGGACAGATGAATCAGATAATGCCGCTCGTCAACTTGCTCCGCATCCAGATAATTGTTGCTGGTCAAGTATAAATCCATCAGACCAAACTCTCTTTTAGACATAACCAAATCCCCTTTCAAGTGGATGTCTCAAATTTTTCTTCCTATTACACCTAACAAATGATGCGGCCAAAAATTAACCAGAAAAATAAAAAAAACGACGCGGATTTTTTCCGCGTCGCATGTGCTCTCTATATTATTTGTCAAAATCCTCTATCGAATCTGTAAAACTATCCACAGCTTCATCTTTCAGTATGTCGGAATAGTGTGTATTGATAGCGATGTATTCATCCGAAAGACTTTCCCGCGTGGAGGATAAAACATCGTGCAATTCTTCCACACTTCCAGAAAAATCATCCGCAGAGAATCCTTCCGACACAAAAAAGTCCACCATTGCGTCCTGTGCCGCTTTTAACGCATTTTCCGTGCTGTTATCGTCCACATAGGCATACCAGGCAGACGATTCATCCATTGCCAGCTGAAATAATTCATCGTGCTTTTCTTGTGCGTCTTTTGCCGCCGCTGCTATTTCTTCCTCAGTCCCAGACTCCATAATATCATACATCGTTGTCCGTTCATTCTGTTCTGTTACAGAACAGGCGCACAGAAAACACAATAGCATAGCAGACAACAAAAGACAATATCTTTTCACTTTCCAGCCCTCCAGTCGTGGTAGGTGATGTCACTATTCTATCACCTCCACGACGATAAATCAATCTCAAATCATTCCAAGGTTACGGAGGGCGGCGCGTCCCACAGATTCAATATGTGTATCCGTGCATCCGTATTTATCATACCAGGAACACAGGGTATCCACGCCGACAAATGCCTTGAGACAGTCCCAGGCAAGCCGGTTTTCAAATACCTTATAGCGTCCACTTGCTTTCAGCTGCGGGGCATACTCTTTAATCCTATCCAGATTCTCAGAGAAAACAGCCTGGACATTTGCAAGCTCATCCTTTAGCTTCATATTGCGCCACCTCCTGCTCATCCAGCTCTCTAATGTATTCAATTTTTGCGCCGCGAAGTTTCCAAGCCTTGATATATTCTCGGCCTTTTCTCCGCGCCTCCGTCTTATTCTTTGCGGTGCATTTCATCTCACCGCTTCCACCGTCCAGATCGTAGATGCAGACAGCATAATGCTTTTCCTCATCCACGATTTCAAAAGACACGCCCTCGATAAAAAGCGTGGTTCCGTGGCCTGGAAGAAAAGCGGTACGCCGGCCTTTCCATTCAGGATGAACGCCCTGCACATCCGAATAAACACCTCGATACGCCTTTGGAATAGCCAGGAATTGAGACCTTGTGATTTGCTCCATGATTTATCCCTCCTATTATATCTACCAGTCCAGAATCCAGATAATTTACCTTTCCATTAAAGATTTACGATAGAAATAATGAGGTCAAACAGATACGCCTTTACCTCGTTGATGAAGTCCTCTTTTGTGCTCACCACATTCAAAGTAAACTCTTTGGAAATTCTCTTTTGCAGCCTCTTCCACTCCCAGGTAAGCACCAGCTTGTTAGAAGTTTCATCCGGGATAGACGGCTCAATGGTAAAGGTGGATTCTCCAACCGCAGGGAGAATATCATCCGTGAACGCCTCCAGCGCCAATGCAATCTCATCCAGAATATCTTCCCGTTTTGCCAGCATCAAAGCCTCATTCATTCCAATCATTTCAACCGCTCCTGTCACAATAATTTTGGTTTCTGTTACACCATACAGTCCAAAACGACAGAAATTAACCGCAAAAATAAAAAAGGCGGGGAATTTATCCCCGCCCCGCTGTTACATGATGTAAGGGCTGTTTAGCTTTTCCCGCCCCTGCTCCATCAGGGCGATCAACTTCCCATCATCCAGCGCAAAGGTGATCTTGCACAGTACACCATAGTTTTTCTTGGCCTGCTGCGTCCCCTCATCCACAGTGTAGCCCATTCCATGCCCGCGCATCATCTCCGTCCCCTCAATCGGCTCATACACCTGCACATGAATGGTAGGCTGCTGCGCCACCGTCCGAAAGTGCTCAACCACATTGCGGTATCCAACCGTGGCGCGGAGAATCCGCCCATCTTCCAGCTTGATATCTCGAATGGCCTGTTTCTCTCCCCAGGTGACATAGTGCATCATGTCGAATTTGAAGCCGCCGCCCAGCTGTCCGTTCCATTTCTCATACTGCGCCCGCGTCAATTTTGCCATTGTAAAATCCTCCTTAATCAACCGCAATCCGCTTGCATCCGCTGGAAAGAACACGCTCCAGCTTGCTTTTTACGCTTCCCAGGTTCTCCGCCTGTAGTTTCGCCATGCTGCGCTCCATCTGGTTTGTGCTGCGCTGCATAACCTGTTCATAGTAGCCAATGGTCAGCTGTAAGGCATCCACCGTCCACTTGATTTCTGTTTTTGTCAGCTTTTCCATTTATCATACCCCCAGGCCGCGCCGCATCTTTATGTCATCTACAACGGCGCAAATTGCGCTCATTGCGTCCATGTAGGCATCCATCTCTTCATAATCGCCATTTTCACGACTACTGCTCGACCATCTTCCATAGAGCATTACGGCCATGTCACGGATATTTTGTAACTCGATATCCGTCCGGGCATCCAGCTCAAGCACATTCTTAACTTGCGCCGCCTCTTTCTGGTCAATCCAGCCGCGCTCTTTTGGCTTGAAGTTTTCCTTTAACTCCATGATGGAGTGAAAATCGGTTTTGGTTGTCATGGTATCAACTCCAAGGTTGGCAGCTGTTCCACGCTGTTACAGCGCTGCATATCGTCATCCACTGCGCCAAGGTTGAACACATGCCCCAGGTAGTAGCGCCGCGCCTCGTCCAGCGTTCCATTGAAGCCGGTTTCAAAGCTATCGCCGTTTTCAAAGCCGATCTTGAAATACAACATGGAAAAATCCCTCCGCTTTATTCGTAAATCTTTCTACTATACCATCCAGAGTTAAAGGGCAGAAATTTACTAAGGCATAAAAAAAAACGACACGGATTTTTCCGTGTCGTATATCTGTATTTACTTTATAGGTAGTTAATGTATTCGCATGTTTCTGCCACTAAATCCAGTCCAATTACACGCCCATTTTCAAGCTCATATTCATAATTCGTTACCGAACTTGACATATATTCATTATTTGAATAAACAGATTGATTTATAGATTGACCAGGAGATAGAGAAACGGCCAGCGTCCGTGAATCAGATCTTATAATTGTATTGTCGGCATCTGTAAAACAGACAGTAAATGAAATTCCAGATATCGTTCTATCACTATTATTTGTAATTGTCCAAGTTTCATTATATGTTGTAAAACTTTCCAGTGTTTCATCGATATACCTGGATTCTTCATCCAAATGAAAACTTAAAACATTATATGAATCAAAGTCATTATCAGAAACGCTACCGCATCCAGACAGGCCACATAAAACCAATACACCTAAAACAAAGGAAAACAATTTTTTCATGCCATCCACACCATCCAAATTAACAGAATATAAATCTTTGCTGTTCATGCTATGGAGAGCTATCCACACTGTTCATCTTCAGAAATACATTTGCGAACATATTCCAGAAGAACAGCTGATATTGTTTTCCCTCGCCGCTCCGCATACGCCTTAAATGCTGCGTGTTCCTCCAGGTTGACAGTACAAGCTATATTCTTTGTGTTGGCCTTGTTCCACTTTGCGCTTGCCCGCTTTTGTGCATCTGTGGTTGCCATCTTGAATCCCTCCTATTATACCATCCAGCGATAAAACCGAATAATTAACCTGAACGGCAAGAAAAAAGTTGACAATATACTCTAAATGTTATATAATAGGTATATAGAAAGAGGGCGGATGTTGCGACCATCCGCCCCGCCTGACAGACGAAAGAGAATCCATCAGACACGGGGCAAGCCCCGCCTATGGCTATTCTACCACGGATGCAGGAAAAAAGAAAGAGGGTTTTTTCTATGTACGCCATTATCAAACACAACAGCAACTTTCCAGATCGTGACACCACAATTAAATTGAACGCATCCGTTCACAACATCGGCTTTTCATCCGTTAAGTTTTGCAACTGCCTTTTCTTTAAGCTGTTCCGATTCCCAAGAAAAGAGCTTTTGCAACATATCCAAGAACGGGAATACGGGGAAATTGTTCAAGTAAAATCTTTCATCCGTGTTTGCATCAAGAAACAGTATACAGCCGTTTGTTTGGTTGTCCGCTATTCCATTAGAACCGCTGGAGAATCCAAGAACCAACATGTTATCACGGAAAAAGAAATGGTTTTCAAGGTTCAAGCTGAAAAGAAAGAGTTAATCGCCCTTGTCCGTCCTTATCTATCCAGACTTTACGAATCCAACAAGAAAAGAGGACGCCGATCTCATCCGGTCTTATTTTGAAGAGTATGTAAATCCTACTTCCTTATCATCCATCGCAAGCAGAATAACAAGAGACCAGGAAAAACGGGCGGCTGCAATGTTAGCGGCCTATTTCGGATTTTGACCATCCATTATACCATACATCAATCATATCCAGAAATTAACCAGAGGCGGGGAGAAATTCCCCGCCATCTGTTTTTCTTTTGGGGATTGATTAACTTATTCCTTATGCGGCCACCAGTCCAGAGGCCACCAAGTCGGCGCGGATTTTCTTCAACCGCTTGCAGACAGCCGGCTCAGAGATTCCAATCATCGCCGCAATTTCTTTGCTCAGATATCCGTCCCGGATTCCCTCAATAATCATGCGGTCTTTTTCGTCCCGTCCGTTCACAAACTCTTCCAGCTCCACACGGGAAACGACGGCGGGTTCCGTCTCGTCCTTTCTGTTCGTCGCTACGGTTTCCAGCGCGTCCACCTGTTCGCCGTTCTTGTCCGTGATGGTATCCACACGGCCACGCCCCCGCTTGATATCGTCGTTGTACACCTTGCGGATAGCGTCTTTTGCGGAGCGGTAAACAAGGGATTTCAAGGAAATATTCATCTTTCCAGCCGCCGCCCTCTTTGCGTTCAGCGCATCCAGATAACCCGCGTCCAGCCGATCCGCCAGCTTCAGCCATGCCTCATTGACAAGGCCATCCAGCCCATGATAAGACAGCATCCAGGCCACAGTCTCGTTATACTGCAAATAGTGATCTTCCGTGCTGTATCCGATCTCGTTCTTTGCCGCCCGCTTGACACAAGCCGTCAGCATGTTGATCTGCTCTTTCTCGCTCATCGCCTGCCACTGGTTCAGCACATTAGCGTTCTTGACATGCTCCCACGCCATTTCAAGGCAGATGGAGAACACGGGGCGCAGGCCGTCCGGCTGCTTGTTGGCGTGGTAAATCTCCCAAGCCTTGCTCATAACATCGTGAAGGTTGTATTTCATGGTAAAAGCTCCTTTCAAATCATCAGGCGGTTTGCGCCGCTGTTTGTCCTTTCTTTTGGGTTCCCACGACCCCCGCAGGGGTTTCGGCTTGTTCCCGTCAAGCTCTCATCAGGTGGGCATCAGCTGAAATAAATGTTATAATCGTTTTTGGTGATGTTCGGGTTCCCCTCGTACACGCTGTAAATAAAGCGGCTGTTTTCGACTTCCTCGCCGTTTATGTACCATTCGCAGGAGCCTTGCCAGCATCCCAGGTTTGGGAAGTCCCGCCGGTTCGTGATAACTCCCGTTGTAATCCCTACGGCCTCCAGCGCCTCATACATAGCGCGGATTTCTTCCGGTTCACGCCATCCACCAAAGCGGGCGGCTATCCGGTTCGCCTCTGCTATCTGTTTCCGCGTCGCTCTCATATACAAGCCCCTTTCTTTAAGCCCCAGGCGGAGCGGGGACAGCGCCCCGCCCGCCGTGATTGATTAACTAATTCCTTAGATGAAGTACATGCTGCCGTTGTACTCAAGCGCCACGGCCTCTTGCCCCATCTCGTGCTTTAGCTCGTTGCAGAGGGTAACAACATCGTCGATGTACTTTTCAGCCGCTGCCGTATCGCAATAGGCGAAAACCATCGTCGTTTTCTCAGCCACCAGAGCGCCGTCCTGAGCCACCCAATACCCACGAGCGGGGGAGGAAGTAGCACCGCCGAAACACTCAGACAGCAGACGCGCCACGCGCTCAACCTGCGCTGTATTGTCGATCTCCTTGTTGATGTCCACCGTCGCGGGGACATACACCGTGATTTTGCTTTTCAGGGGGATGAGGTCTTTCAGTTTCATTTTGCCGATCTCCTTTCAGATTGATTAGCTGGTTCCTTTCTTCCGTCCATCCGCCGCCCAGCAGAGGGGAGGCGGTGAGCTGAAGTGGATTAACTATCTCCTTAACTCTGGTATCATTATACCGCACTTTATGGGCGATGTCAAGAAAAAACCGCTCAAAATTTATCGCTTTTCGCTTGAATAATAACCAAATCTGCAAGGCTGCATTTGTGCAATATGACGAATCAGTAGCCCGCCAGATCAGCGCACACCAGCCCCCAGCCAGCCACCACCGCCACGGCCTGGACAGCCCAGCACCTACCCCACCCAAGGCCAGCACCCAGCCCCAGCGCATAGCAGGCCAGCACCAGAGGACAGCAGAGGAACGCCAGCACCCAGGAGAGAGGACAGAGGGAGACAGCAGCACCAAAGCCCAGAGACAGCACCCAGGAGAGGGAGAGGGCGCAAGACAGGGAGAGGACAGCGGCCAGCGCCTGCACCCAAGGAAGCCAGCACAGCAACCAAGGCCAGCAGGAGGACAGAGGGAGACCCAGCCGCCCCCAGCCGATGCAATCCCCCAGCCAGCCAGACAGCAGAGCCAGCGCCGCCCAGGAGATGGAAGGGAGAGGACAGAGAGACGGGAGAGAGGAAGGGAAAGAGAGGAACGGCCAGAAAATGACAGTAAAAGAGCGCCGCCCAGCCTGCACCCCCGACAGAGCCAGCGCCCAGGCGCTCCGGCCATACTGCCAGCAGTCCCAGCATACACGGACAGAGGACAGCCCAGGAGAGCGCCAGAGAATAGGGGAATCAATTCCGCTTTTGTGGAGTATGCAGAACTGCCCTTGACCAACACCGCCCACGCTATCCCAGGAGAAGCAAGGCAAGGGGGATACTTTACATTTTGAACGACCCAGCCCCGGCGAAAATTCCGCCTTGTACCCCTTTCTCCACACCTCTAAACTTTTCACCCACCCAAAATCCTTACATCACACCCTTGGTCATCGTGTTAATCTTTGGTTTTATGATTTTTCGACTCCGCACTCGGTTTTTACATGTTGACCATCGTACTTTTCTTTGGATCTCAGATTTCCCAGCTTTTATTTTAACGGGTGGATTTGGCAAGGAAATCGCCGTTGATTATCGCACGGAATCTTTATCCTATCCTTATAAGGAGCAAAATAATCAACTTTTTTACCAGATTTCATTGACAAAGACACCCCGTTCTGCTATAATAAAGACAGTGGAGATACCTTGCCTTTAAGCCGTAGGCCAACGGTATTTTCCTTTACAAAGAAATTAGTTAATCAATTCTATATGGAGGTTGTACTATGGATCAGCTTACCGAGAATACGATTGTTACGGTTGCCTTATATCCTGGTTTAGAGCAGTTCTTTAAGCAGCAGAAACCTCACAACTACAAGAAAAACGAGAGACAAACCGTATACCCAATCAAGAAACAGGAAGAGATTATCGCTATGGCGAATTGGCTTCTGGAGCATAAGGATCGGAAGTATGTTCTGGCTTTTGCGCTTGGTATCAACCTCGGACTCAGAGCCAATGAGCTTCTGTCCTTAAAGATGAACCAGGTTTTCTGGCCTGATGGATCTGTAAGGATGAACGACGATCTGGAAGATACCTCAGATGGGATTGAGATTCTTCAGAGTAAGACAAAGAAATTTAGAACCGTATTCCTTAACGAAGCTTGTAAGGATGCTCTGGAGTGGTGTTTCCCAGAGAGGGGGAACTATTTACATTGTGATGGATACCTCTTTCCCAGCAGAGAAGGTGGATCTATCCAGGTAGGCACTTTCCGTAAGGTTCTGAAGGAGGCAGCGTGTGCTTGTGGAGTGAAACAGAATGTTGGAACCCACACCTGCCGTAAGACCTGGGGATGGCACCAGTACAAATACAACTCCGATAAGGCGAACTTGGATATCTCTATGCTCCAGCGGGCGTTTGGGCATAGTTCGCCGGAAGTCACCCTCAGATATCTTGGTATTACGGATGAGGAAGACAAGGCTTTGTATCGGAACATGTGTATTCATGTTGTTTCAGACAAAGGATTTGAAGACCATGGTTTGCTCAAGACATTAGGGTGAGACAAGGTTATTTTGAGACAGAGGAAAGAATACATGTATCCCCCACCCCTCTAAAAGGGAGCCACTTTTCAAAATCCCTTCACCAACGGCCTTTTCTGCTGTTTTTTCAGGGCGTTTTGCTGAATGGTTTTCAGCAGAGTTTACATAATCACCTGCTTGTAAGGTCTAAAATCAAAGGAGCGAGATACCATTGGACATCAAAATCTGCGACGCAATCATGGGGGCGGGGAAGACCAGCGCTGCTATCAACTACATGAATGACTCTTCTGGGAAATTCATCTTCATTACGCCGTATCTCAAAGAGTGCGACAGAATCATTGATAACTGCCCCATTAAAAATTTCAAATCGCCAAAGGATAAGCCAAGGAGTAAGCTGCTCAACCTCCACTTCCTTTTGGAGAGAGGATTCAACATCTCCAGCACACATGCTCTCTTTGCCAGCTATACGGATGAAACCATTCGGCTGATCAGAGAAGGGCATTATACGCTTATCATGGACGAGGTGTTTGAAATCGTTAAGGAGATCAACGTCTCGAAAGGCGATGTGATGGATCTCCTTGCGAATGGATACATTGAAATCGACAAGGAAACCTGCCGGGTTAAGTGGCTCAATGATAACTATGTCGGAACAACCTTCCAAGATCTTATGCTGAGAGCTAAGGCCGGCACTTTGCTGTACTACAACGACACTTTTCTGTTTTGGATGTTCCCGCCGGAGGTGTTTCAGGCTTTTGATGAAGTGATCGTCCTGACATACTTGTTTGAGGCGCAGCTTCAGAAGTATTATTTCGACATCAATGGATTCACTTATCGGTACATTGGTGTGGAGCAGCGCGGGGGCAGTTTCTACTTTTCAGAGACGAACAACCAGTTTACTAAGATTGCCGGCCTAAAGGAAAAGGTGCATATTTTCGATAACAAGAAGCTGAACAGCGTTGGGGATGATAAGTTCGCCCTATCTTCTTCATGGTCTGAGAGACATTTTAGAAATCCTGTTTCGTGCGCCAAAATGCGTGATGGGCTATACAATGTCTTGCGGCATTATTACTCTGGAAAGAGTGGGAACAGCATGTGGACTTCCTTTAAGGCGCAGAAGGATAGGCTTACTCCGAATGGGTTTAAGAATTGTTTTGTTTCGTGCAGTTGTCGGGCTACAAATGAATATCGTGGAAAGAAAAACTTGGCCTATTGCGTGAATATCTTCTTCAATCCGTTCTTAAAGCGATACTTTGAGGAACATGGGTGCGTTGTTGACGAAGATAAGTATGCGCTCAGCGAAATGATTCAGTGGATTTGGCGATCCGCAATTCGTGACGGACACGAAATAAATATCTATATCCCAAGCAAAAGAATGCGAAACCTCTTGACAAATTGGCTAAATGAGGTTAGTATATAAGAAAGGAATTAGTTAATCTATATGTGTGAGTTTTGCAAGAAATTTGACTTTGGAACTGCCACTGCAAAAGTTGATAAGTACGGTGCCTCTATCTGTTTTGCTGGAGGGTTTGGGCGATATCCGAAAGAAGAGCAGTTCAAGTTTTGTCCAGTATGCGGCAGACGGCTCGAACCGTGCAGTCGTGACGGCATGACCAACGAACAGGCAGAAAGATTATTGTTGTCTCACTTGATGCAGGTAGCATTTTTGATGCCCATTGAATGGGTTGAGAAAAACGGAGACGGCAGTGATTTTCAGAAAGCATATGGCATGGCTTTGGACGCTCTGCGGCGTGGAGGTGGTTGATTGAATAGGCCGAATTGCTATAAATGCAAATATCGTGGAAATGTACCAGGCGATGCACATAGCTGTTGCCGATACCCCGGAAACGATACAAACCTATTTGCTATGTTTGATCAAGACAATTTGATTCAGATGATTAAGCTTGGGATCAAAGCTGATCGATACGGATTTGAAAACGGATGGTTCATGTGGCCTGTGAATTTTGATCCAGCATGGTTACTAAGTTGTAACGGGTTCACACCAAAGGATGGTGATGTAACAAATGGGCAACCAGATTAAACAGGCCACGCAAGAGGCGTTCATGCCTCATGCGCTTCGTGTGGAGTTTGGCGATGCCTTAGCGATAGAAATTAGTAAGGCGTATAAAATCGTAGATAAAACGGACGAAGCGCTCAGCTCGTTTATATTGGAGTTGCGGCAAGCGGACACCGATGAGAGGCGGATGCAGCTGTTAGACGCTATTTGGCGACGGCATTATGAATATGTCGCTGACAAAATTATCAAAAGGAATTAGTTAATCAAATTTGGAGGTAAGAGAAATGCTCAACATTGAAAAGCCGGATAAAAATCATCCGTGCAACGGCTGTCACTACTGGAGATGGATTGGAATCTGCCAGGCTTGTAACTACAGTCTTTTGACTGGACGGCTTAGAGGCTGTAAGGCTGGTTCAGAATGCAATAGAAGAATCCCTATGGATGAGGACTTGAAGCGGAAAGAGCAAATCAGGATTTTTCAGTGCGGATGTATTGGGAGGCCTGAATGATTCCTTATGGCGCTATTGAAGAATGGTTTGGTGCTATATACCAGGGGGTAGATTATAGCTGGCGTTTTGAGGTGTCTACATTTGGTAGGTTGCGGAACGCAAAGACAAAGCATATTTACTCATTTGGCTACGGTGATGGCGGATATCTACAAGCTTGTGTGTCTATCAATGGTAAGCGGCTTAATGTACATGTACATCGGTGTGTGGCAGAAACTTTTCTACCAAATGAATGTGGGTATGAGATCGTAAACCATATGGATGGCTGCAAACAGCATAATGATGTGTGGAATCTCGAATGGTGTACCAGAAAAGAGAACTACTTTCATGCTGTAGATATGGAACTGATTGATTACGACATACCATATCGGATCGGGTATCTTTCTCATCTTGGAGCTTATTCAGGTAGTAGCAATGGAATGGCGAAATTGACGGAAGACGATGTACGGTTTATCCGCGAGGCATATGTCCCAAAGGCCAAAGGACAGAAATGCAATCGAAAAGAGATTGCGGAAATGTTTGGTGTTTCTCCAAATTTGATTTCAAAGATTGTAAGCGGAGCTGTGTGGACGCATGTTTGACACGAGCTTACATTTGTTAAAAGGAACAGATGGTAGGGGGTGTTTTGATATCGACCTAAAGTATTTGAAGTTGAACTGCGACATTGTTCGCATGATTTTAAGCGGAGATAAAGCTCAAATTCGAGTTCTTGTGAAGCAAGCAAATAGTCAAGATGAAGATCCGGCAGATCAATATGAGGCTGGAGATGTTATTGCCGTAAAAGAGACATGGGCTGTAAAAGACGGGAAGTATATTTATAAGGCCGATTACGACAACAACTATTCAAATGCTCTATGGGTTCAGTCAACCAGAATGCCGGATGACGCAGTTAGGCTGTTTTTGCGGGTAGTGAGTGTAAGAAAAGAAAAATTGCAGGATATTTCATCTGAAGATATGGAAAAAGAGGGCGTTTGGTTCCCAGGCACTTTAGATCCGCAAAATGAGTTTGCTGCAATGTGGAATGAGTCATTAAGTCCCCGTAAAAAAGAGAAATACTCGTGGAACAGAAACCCAATGGTATGGGTTATCGATTTTGAGCGAGTATCAAATAGTGAGGTGGCTACATGACGCTATTTGAATATCTTTCTTCATCCATGGAAAATATGGCTCAGTTTGTTTTGAAATCGACTTTTATAATAGCCCGTTGTTCAACGCCTATTACGGCTAACGGATAGTGCAAAAATAATGAATTTTGTTCTTGTTATAGCCGTTCATCAACGCTGTTATCTTTGCCAAATGAGATAAATGCCTTTAAGGGAAGAAAACCGTATTTATTAAGTTATTCGGTGTCTCCTGTCCATATGGCCGTGGGGATCACTCACGGCCTGGGACATTTTTATGAAAAGGATTGATATACTTTATGATTCCAGTAACGAAGGAAGAGGCAAAGTTACTCCGGGAGCTTTATCCAGAGTACAAGGTGACACGGACGATGGTTCAGGATTCAAAGCGGCATCATTACTATGCGACAGAGCACGAAGGTATGATGAGGGCGATTGCAGGTACAAATTATGCCGCTGCGGAAATTGTGGCAAGGATTGATAAAGAGAGAGCCATCCGCAGAAAGCGTTTGGAGCGCCAAGGTTAAACATGGCAGATTTCGAGCGCAGAGAGCGTTTTGAAAACGCTGTAATAGACATGAAGGATCTTACTATCACCGAGTTTACAGATAGTGAAACCCGATGCTATGACCTGATGAGTTTATTGAAAAGGTGGGATGGTGTGTTCGGAATTACTCTTACCATAGAGAGAAAAGTCCCTTTACCACCTGATGGGAGGGATGATGTTTGAATCCAAAGTATAACCAGATGGAGAATGAAGATTCATATGAGTATGGTCTAAGACTAATTGAGACAAAGATCGAACAAAACCCTCCTGATTTGGAGTGGTCTGATATTGTTGATCTACTTGGGCTTGATATTCATTATGATAGTCTGAGAAAGGCAGCGAATGTGACTCCTTATTGCGGCTATCGCGTTATGAAGTATTTCAAGGAGAAGTACGCAAGGGATTCTGGCGAAGAGTCATATCTTGGAGAGCTGGATCAGAAGATGCTTGAGTTCCAAAAAGAACGCCAAAGATTTTTCGATCAAAGAACAGCACTCAACAAGGTAGTGCGGAATATGGCACGACATGATGAGAACCAGGAAATTCTTGAGCGTGCAATTGAAAACGGCGTTTTGCCACCGCTTACATATACTCCAACTCAAATTCAGCCTGCGGAGCAGGATTTACTTGTTAGCTTAAACGACCTTCACTTTGGGGCGTATGTAGACAACTACTGGAACTACTACAATTCTGATGTGTGTCGAATGATGCTGCAAGACTATCTTAAAGAGATTATTGATATTGCAGACCTACACGGCGTTGAGAATTGCTATGTGTGGGCTAATGGCGATCTAATAAGCGGTAATATTCACAAGTCTATTGCTGTTTCAAACAGAGAGAATGTAATTGAGCAAATTGTGGGAGTCTCAGAGTTGATTTCCGAATTTTTATCTGAATTAAGCCCACACTTCAAAAATATCTATTTCTCTTCTGTTGCTGGGAATCACTCAAGGCTGGAAGAGAAAGATCTTGCGTCTCCGCATGAGAGGCTTGATGACTTGGTAGAGTGGTATCTAAAGGCAAGGTTGCAGAATTTCAAGAACATTGCCTTTGATAATTATGAGAAAATTGACGATACGATGTATCTGGTAAATATTCGAGGAAAAGATTATCTCGGCGTACATGGCGATTATGATGGCTCTGCAAGTAAGGTGCAGTCGCTACAAACCATGGCGCAGAGACCAGTTTATGCTATTTTGTCTGGACATCTGCATCACAACAAGATTGATAATGTCCAGGGCGTAAAGACCGTAATGGCTGGCAGTTTTCTTGGTATGGATGACTATTGCGTTGGGAAAAGGATCTACGGATCGCAACAACAGTTAGTATGCGTCTGTACATATACAGGGATTAAGGCTTATTACGATATCGATTTTGATACCAGTATATATCGTCCTCAAAGGAGCGATATCGCAGCTTGAACATTAACAAAACTGATTTGATTAACGCGCTTGCGGAGAAAAAGTCGTACAAGAAATATGCAATTAAAAATGCGATTGATGATATTTTTGCAGAGATCGCAGAGCGGCTTGTAGACGGTGATAAGGTGTCTATTAGAGGATTTGGTACTTTTGAGCCAAAGACTTTCAAGGGGCATCCATCTGTTCATCCAGGTACAAAGGAGAAGATTACTGTAGATAACTTTAAGAATGTAGTTTTTCGGCCTGGTGATGAGCTGATCCGCGCTGTTAGAGAGAAACCATAAAATCGGGGGAGCTATATCCCCCGATACTATATGGCTGAGTAGAGAAGGTGGTATTCTTGCCTGCCTCATAAGCAGGAGACATTGGTTCGACTCCAATCTCAGCCACCAAAAAAAATAAAATAATTTTGCTAATTCCTATTGACAAATGCGTTTCTGTCTGGTATAGTAATACATGTCAACAGGAGATAGCTAATCAATCTCAATCTGCTGGCGTAGCTCAGTTGGTAGAGCAGCTGATTTGTAATCAGCAGGTCGGGGGTTCAAGTCCGTCCGCCAGCTCCACAATGAATGAACCTTGATAAATCAATATCTGAATCATGCTTATTATTAACTCAGTGAATAAAGCGTGTCAGCGCTCTGAGACGCACAGTAATTTCCGTTTGGTTGAATAGGGATACCTATTCGATTGGGCGGCTATGGTATAGTGATATACCGTAGGGAGGCGGAAACCACCAACAAAAATGTGTGTTGCCAAGAGTTGTCGCTGCAAAATGCACGGAACTTTCGGGCGTAGCAATAGACGCTCCCAGTGGGAGAATAAGCCTAAGGGGTTATGGTGTGGCAACCATAATGACAGAGGTAGGCCAACAATACGCTCCGTCTTGATGCAGAAGAAATTCTGCTATAACGAAAGTCGCCGGTTAAAGTAGCCGTATGACGGGTTTGAAGATGATCTTTTCTATATCAAATATGGATTTTGTAAAAGAAAATTTCTGAAAGAACGGTGAAATTTGCGGGTAAGCATTCCCGCACAGGTTTATGTACGCAGCATGGCTTATCCTGTTGCGATACTGGGGTAAGAAGTTAGGGGTCGCTCCCCGAAGCTCAGACTTATCTTCCTGGTGGCAGAAAATTGTAAGAAGACAATGGAGGTAGGGTGAAGATCCAGTGATAGGTGTGATTGAGCTATTGATTTTTTCAAGGAGTTAGTTAATCTATTTTAAGGGAGAGCAGTTCTATGAAGATCAGCATCAGAGAGAAAGACATTGGTATGTTTAAGGCTATCGATGTATCATGCAAGGATGGCGTGATTGTTCTCGACTTTGACTGTGCCAATTGTGGAGTGCCTATGGTGAACAGTAGGCCGATTATCCCCGTTCCAATGGTGTACCCGCTGAAGGATCTTAATCATCTTACATGGAGTGAGATTGAGGCAATTGGCGCTGCGGGAAAGGCTCGTGAGACCTTTGCGCTTGGTGCCACAAAGAAAGACCATATGAAGAATGGCTATGATGCTGAATGGAAAATCATTGGATTTGACCATGATGATCTGGCCGACGGAAGCGGCAAGGCACCGATTTCGTGGGATATGGTTAGGGCTTACAAAGATGAGTGGTCTATGAATGACGAGGCCACAAACGCCGGCGGCTGGGATCAGTGCAAGGCAAGAAAGCGGATGGACGGAGAGCTGTTGTCTCTTTGCTCTGATGAGCTACAGGCTATTATCAAGCCCGTTATCAAGCTGACCAGCGCTGGCAGTTGCAGTAAGGATATTATCAAGAGTATCTGTAAGCTGTGGCTGAAGAGTGAAAAGGAACTGTTTGGCCGCTGTATTTACTCTGCTCCAGGAGAGGGACACTGGTATGAGTATTATCGTCAGGAGGATGTGCCATACTTTGCACTTGATGAAAATGGAGATCGTGTGTGTCAGTGGCTCCGCTCCGCCATTTACCACTATGACTACTATTTCTGTCGTGTGACCACGGATGGCTCGGCCGGCGGTGGCGATGCGGACTATTCGTTGGCGTTGCTGCCCGGCTTTAGTTGCTAATCTTTTATCTAATCTGCTTCCGCCTCGAAAGGGGCGGAGCAATATGGGGCTGTAGCTCAGTTGGGAGAGCACCTGCCTTGCAAGCAGGGGGTCGTGGGTTCAACTCCCATCAGTTCCACCAGTAATCTGTGTTGGTTATGTTGACGCTTGTGCGGTTCAGCTCATTACTTGACTGCTATCCCTGTCAAAAACCTATCGGCCATGGACGAGGTTCTTCGGACGCACAGTAATTTCGAGACATAGCTCAGATGGTTAGAGCGCACGACTGATAATCGTGAGGTCGAAAGTTCAATTCTTTCTGTCTCGACCACAATTTAATATGGGGCAGTAATGGGTTCGACGGGGTTTTGAGAGTGCAAAACACGCAGGAATGATACCGCCTGAAGGATCAAAACAAAATTAAACGACGATACTGTTGTAATGATTCACCCAGCTTTTGCCGCTTTCGTGGCAAATCGGGTTGCTGCTTGAACTAATTTGAGCATCCAAAACAGCGCACTTGGCCTGGTAAGCGCTTGAGGATAAAAGAAGAGGTCGTTTGGTTTCCTTGTTCCCCTTACACAAACAAGGTGGTGGAGGCGATACCGATCCGGTACGCCCTGGGTAAGATATGCCGACATCGTGGCACCCGCCGACAAGCAAACGCTTAAAAGCCGGCTATTGCGTAAGAATGTTTTGCTCATGTAGGAATTTCGGACGCGGGTTCGATTCCCGCCTGCTCCACCATATATCTGGGTGTACGCCAATTGGTAGACGGCGTGATTTGGGGTCACGAGGCTGTGGGTTCGAGTCCCACCACTCAGACCATTTAAGGCACTAACAGCAACAATTCTTGTATTCTTGCCATTTTTAAGAAGATAAGATGTGCCTTGGAAGTTGAGACGCTTACAGCAATATACTCAATCAAATAAATACAAAAGATGATTTGGATTTATCTTCAATAAGTGAAAGCTTAGATTTTTGAATGATGCGTCTCGCGGTGTGATATTGGTTCGTAGCTCAATTGGTAGAGCATCCGGCTGTTAACCGGAGGGTTGGCGGTTCGAGTCCGTCCGTTCCAGCCAGAATAAAAGCATAGGTAGAGAGCTTTTGCGCGAAGTTCGCAGAAGGACACTTACAGCAATCTTATTACATATAATTTGGGTTTATAATGTGAAATGTGTCTTGGCGAACAATGTTTTCTGAACTACCAAAGGATTATTGCGGGGTAGAGAAGCGGCTATCTCGTCAGCCCCATGAGCTGAAAATCGCAGGTTCGAGTCCTGTCCCCGCAACCATACCCGCCCAACGAATAGAGCAGAGACTATAAACGGAATTGGGAATTGAAACCTTTGCATCTGGCAGCAATGAAGTTCAGCAGGTTTTTGATGAAACCGCCGCATTTAGATAGCGAATATCTGAAGGTATGGCCGATACCTTGAATCGGTCAGTATGCTCGATTAGCTCAGCAGGGAGAGCGTGTCCCTTACAAGGATGAGGTCGGCGGTTCGATCCCGTCATCGAGCACCATAAGAATAGTATTTTTTGGAGGATATAATGTACGAAGAATACCCTGAGGTATACTTTCCAGAGCATCATAGAGCTAAGAAAAATGGATGTGTCGATAGGCATATAATTGAGGCTGAAAAAATGATAGGGAGAGAGCTGAAAGAAGAAGAGGTTGTTCACCATATAGACGGAGATCGTTTTAATTATAATCATGATAACTTACTGGTATTTGTAGATCAGACGAATCATGCAAGATTCCATAAAACTGGTAGGTATGTAGAAACAAATGAGAAAAGAGTTGTTTATTCTCCAAAAGAATATATAGATAGGTGTGTTTTGTGTAACAAGCCGATTGGCATTACAAAACATGGGAAATGTAGAGACTGTCTTTCTAAAGAAAGAAGAAAAGTTAATCGCCCATCTGTCGATGAATTAAAGTGCTTGATAAGCAAATGCAGTATGTTAGCCATAGGGAAAATGTACGGTGTGTCTGGCAATTCGGTTAGGAAGTGGTGCAGATCGTATGGAATAGAGTATAGGAAATAAGTTTTGCATTTGTGTTGGTATAGCTCAAATGGTAGAGCGTCGGCCTTCCAAGTCGAATGTTGCGAGTTCAAATCTCGTTGCCAACTCCACCTGGCGCACTTGTGACTATCTACTTGACAGGTTGTTGCCAAAGATGCTTTGATCGCGGGCATCTATAAAAATAATAGTCGAGCCTTTGGGGAGTTGGTGAATCCCTCGGTAGCCCACAGCCCGTTAGTGATGTAGAGCCAAGTGGGATATACCCTGGCATTTCTATTGGACGCTTTAGAAGTGGCTGCGGGCGACGGCCTAACGCTATGCCAGGTTTATATGCGGGTATGGCGGAATTGGCAGACGCGCCAGACTTAGGATCTGGTGGGCTATCCTGTGCAGGTTCGACCCCTGTTACCCGTACCATAAAGAGCACATACAGCAATTTTATACATGGAATCAACTTTTAACTGATCAAACCAAACAAGGTGCTCTGTGAAAATTAGCTGGCGTGGTGGAATGGCAGACGCGGCGGACTCAAAATCCGCTGGTAGCGATACCGTGTGGGTTCAAGTCCCACCGCCAGCACCAACTATGATACCGTAGCCAAGTGGTAAGGCACTGGGCTGCAACCCCAGGATCATAGGTTCGAGTCCTATCGGTATCTCCATATGCGCCAGTAGCTCAACCGGATAGAGCATAGGACTTCTAATCCTAAGGCTGGGGGTTCGATTCCTCTCTGGCGTACCATCCGTGTGGTAGTAAAAGCACGATCAATAAAATAACTACGCTCGTTTGTCTCTGCCACAAAGGACTGGATGGTATGGCCTGGTCAGCGAGAGATCCTGTTTGGAGAATCGGGAGTGCAGGCACGGTAAAAGTAAAACCCCGCCTTTCGGCGGGGCGAGAGGGTCAAAGCTTAATGCCAAGTTTTTCAGCCATTTCTTCTGGAGTCATGTTGGCGGAAGCTTCTTCGATAATCTTTTTCATTTTGGCGGGACGAAGCAGTTCTTGTTTCTTTGCCTCAAGAGCTGCGATCTTAGCGTCGATTTCTGCGATACGATCTTCGACTGTACGACGAGCGCGTTTTGCTTTTTCTTCTGCCATAATACATTGCCTCCAATCAATTTTGTTATTACATTTATACCACATTTTAATTCAGAATGCAACACGCAAAAAGAAATATTGGGGTGTAGCCAAGTGGTAAGGCACGGGACTTTGACTCCCGCATTCGCTGGTTCGAGTCCAGCTACCCCAGCCATAAAAAATTATTTGGTGCCATCGACGAACTGGCTAAGTCACCAGCCTCTCAAGCTGGAGGTTGTGGGTTCGATCCCCACTGGCATCACCAAAGGAGAATTACTGTGCCAATGAAAGCATTGACAGAAAATCAAACCAGTAAACAAAAAGATGTTAGAAAGATTCCAGTAACGGAAAATGGGCTTGGCGTTCACTGTACAACAAAGAGTGGTATGGAATTTCAAATCAGTCAAAACACTGAGAAGAAAAAGCATACTCTTTGGAAGATCGTTGCTGGTGGTTTTGAAAAGATTGCTACCGCAAATTCTCCGTATGATCTGTACGAGTTGATTCCTTGGGACAAATAACTTGGTGCGTTGGACGAATTGGTAGAGTCGCCACCCTTTCAAGGTGGAGTTTCCGGGTTCAAGCCCCGGACGCATCACCAATGCCGTTATGGTGGAATGGCAGACACGCCAGCTTGAGGGGCTGGTGGGAGCAATCTCGTATGGGTTCAAGTCCCATTGACGGCACCATTATGGCTCCATGGCGAAGATGGTTATCGCGCCGGCCTGTCACGCCGGAGGTCGCGGGTTCAATCCCCGCTGGAGTCGCCATATAAGAACTTGGTGTAATCGGTAGCATGTCGGTCTCCAAAACCGTTGGTGAGGGTTCAAGTCCTTCAGTTCTTGCCAAAGTAAAGACACAAACAGCAATTAAAATGTAAGTTTCTTTTAGACCATCTCCTTTCTTTCTACCTCCCTTTCTTTCTTATGTGTCTTGTTTCTTTTATCTTTGCCGGTATAGCTCAACTGGGTAGAGCAGCGGGTTTATACTCCGTAGCGCCAGATAAGCGGCATGTTGTGGGTTCGATTCCTACTGCCGGCACCATAAATATATAGGAGAGCGCCAGAGTCGGAGAGCTGGGGCAGTCTGTAAAACTGTTGTTTTAGAGCTGAGTGGGTTCGACTCCCACCTCTCCTACCAACTGATACTATGGAGGATTTAATATAGAAAGATTTTGCATTTGTTGCGGGCGTAAACTAAGCAGAGAAAACACATCCGGGTATTGTATTGATTGTCTTAGATCTAAGAGAAAAAGAGAAAAGATAGAAAAATGGCTTAAAACGGGAGATGCAAATATCGGTGTGTCAACAACATTAAGAGGGTTATTAGACAATATATTCTGGATGACCAGCATGGTAAATGCGCCATTTGTGGTATGGATGATTTTTGGAATGGCGAGCATTTGAATTTTATTTTAGACCATATAGATGGAGATGCGTCAAATAATTACAGAAATAACTTGAGGCTTATTTGTCCTAATTGCGATAGTCAACTTCCTACATATAAATCAAGGAATAAGAATTCTGCGAGGGTATATCGTAGAGTTGCTTAATATACGGCGGAATACCGAAGTGGTCATAACGGCGCAGTCTTGAAAACTGATGTGAGCTAACTACTCCCGTGGGTTCGAGTCCTACTTCCGCCGCCATATGGAACGATAGCTTATGAGGTCTGAGCGGCGGTCTGAAAAACCGCAGGATGATGGATCGTTACCATCTCGTTCCACCATAATAAGGACATGGGCAGCAAATTTAACTGGATACATAAAATCGATGCAATGCGATCATGTCTTGTGCCTAAAGGGAGTTACCAACGGTCGTAAAATAAGTGGGGACACCGTGCAAACCGGGCAATTCAATATGCGCCTGTAGCTCAGTTGGTAGAGCAGCGCCCTTTTAAGGCGCGGGTCGGGAGTTCGAGACTCTTCAGGCGCACCAAATTTTCGACACATGAGAATTCATGTGTCTTTTTATTTTTGCCGAAAGGAGGAAATGGAGTGGCAAATGATTTGAAAAAGGGAGCCGCAGCAAAAACGCAGCGCCCTGAACGAATGAATTTGGAGAACGACGACAAATACCCGTATCATTGCAGCGCATGTGGTAAGGGATATATGCGACAGAAGGATAATTTTAATGTCACCCCGTCTCCTTATTATGCAGGTAATGGCGGTTATCTTACGATTTGCAGAAGGTGCCTGGATAAATCCTTTGAATACTATCGTGATGAGGTGTTTGACGGAGACCAGGATAAAGCGATGGAGCTTTTGTGCGCGACGATTAACACCTGCTTTGATGAAGGAGCATGGGCAAATGCCAAAAAGCACCCGTCTCCAAACAGAAGTAAGGTAAGCCAATATTTTTCCAAGTTGAATTTGGCGCAGACAAAGGGAGCGTCTTATGCAGATACAATTCTTTACCGCAGAGCAAATAAAGTCGAAAACGCAGAGACAATTCAAGCGGTAAAAGATAATCCCAAAATTATGACTCCGATTGAGACCATCCAATTGTTCGGTCTTGGATTCAGTGATCAGGATTATGAAACGCTGCAATATGAGTATGACGATTGGGTGAAAAAATACGGTGAACCTGAGGATAAGCGCCAGGACGAGCTTTATAAGAGCCTTTGCTATTTGAAATTGCAGTTGCAGAAGTCCGTGCAGAACGGAGATTCTGGAATTGGCGCATTGGCGAAGACATACAAGGAATATATCAATGCGGCGACGACTGAGCTTGAGGATCGCCGGCAGAAGAAGGAAGAGTCCGTCCAGTTGAATCCTCTTGGCCTATGGGCAAGGGATATTGAAAAGTATACCCCGGCGGAATTCTACAAGGACAAAAAGTTGTTTAAGGACTTTGATGATATAGGAAGTTATTGTTCTCGCTTTATTTTTAGACCTCTGAAAAACCTCCTAACCGGATCAAAAGAGCTTGATAAGGAATACAAGCTTTCCCAGGAGGAATGATGTGATGAACTATGATGTTTTAATGGATGAGCGGCAAAAGCATTTGCACGAACATTTCCCGTCTACGCACTATTTGCACAAAGTAGAAAATGTTCAGCGTGTACTTTTGTGGCTCACTTTTTATAGGAGAAACCCATCGAGGTTTGTAGAGCACTACTTTGGGATTGTTCTTCATCTATATCAGCATATCATTCTTTATCTGATGGAGTATTTTCCAAGCTTCTGCATTGTAGCCGCCCGTTCCGCAGCAAAGTCTTTCCTTATTGCCGTGTTCGCCTGTAAAGAGGCAATCCTACGGCCTGGGGCAAGGATCGTTGTGGCATCGGCTACCAAGAAACAGGCGAGACTCATCGTGTCAGAAAAGATAAAAAAGGAGCTTTTGCCAAAGTCGCCGCTGCTTGAAGCGGAGATAGACAGTTTTAAGGACAACCAGAATGAGATTGAGGTTATTTTTAAGAACGGAAGTTCTATTGTAGTTGTTGCCGCCAATGAGAACGCTCGTGGTTATCGTGCGACCGTTATGATCTACGAAGAGTTCCGTATGATTGCGAAGAATATCATTGACAGTGTCCTTTCTCCGTTCTTATTTGTTCGGCAAGCAGACTATTTGAAGCAAGAAGAGTATGCCGGGATGCAGGAAGAGCCTAAGGAAGTGTATATCAGCTCCGCATGGTATCAGAACCACTGGATGTGGAATCTGATTCAGACATTTACAAAGGATATGCTGTCTGGTGGTACATCGTGTGTTATTGCGATGGACTACAGCATTGCTTTGAAACACAACATTAAAACCAGGAACTTCCTAATTAAAGAGCGAAAGAAACTCGATCCGATGTCCTGGGCGATTGAGTACGAGAACCAGATGATTGCGGAAAATGCCAGGTCTTTCTTTAACTATGATCAGTTGAACCGAAACAGAAGACTAAAGCGGGCGTTTTATCCGCGCAGAAATGATGAAGCTCTTTTGAAGCAAAAGAACAAATACGATATTCCAAAACAGGTGGGGGAAATCAGAGTATTGTCTTGTGATATTGCAATGGAGGGCGGAAACGATACGGATAACTCTATCTTCTCCTGCATCAGACTTTTGCCAGAAAGCCAGGAGCATAAGGTGATGGACACAGCCGGCGAGCATATTACGGTTAAAAGAGGATATCGCCGTCAGGTTGTCTATATGGAGTCTGTTCATGGAGGGGAGACCACTAAGCAGGCTATCCGCATCAAACAATTGTATACGGATTTTAACGCCGACTATTGCGTTCTCGACGGACGTAACGCCGGTATTTCCGTTTATGATATGCTCGCAAAGGTTTTGTTTGATGAAGAGAGAAACATTGAATACAAACCATGGAAATGTATGAACGACGAAAAGGTTGCGAACAGAATTCAGATTGCCGGCGCTGAAGAGAATGTATATGTCATTAAGGCACAACTCGAAACGAACAGCAATATTGCTGAGTCCATGCGTAATGCTCTGAATTCTGGGATGATCGACTTGCTGATCAGCAATACTGAGGCGGTTGATGAGATTTCTAATTTTATCCCAGAATATGCGACTGCTGATGTTGAAGCGCAGCTATTCTTTGAAAGACCCTATATAGAAACGGTTGCTTTAATCAACGAGATGATCAATCTTGAATATGAGCGAGGCGATCAGACTGGGTTGATCAAAATTATGAACAACAATGACCGTAAGGACAGATACACCTCTGTTTCTTACGGTAATTATTTTGCCCAAATGCTTGAACATGATTTGTTGTCCGATACGGCGGAGTACGAATATGTTCCACTATTTAACTGAAGGAGGTGATGAAGTTGCAGAGTGAAAAGAAATGGTATCAGTTCTGGAAACGAGACCGTGTGTACGAGGAAAATGCTGTCGTTAAGGCTGAAGATCATACCCACGAGTTCAATACAAGTATTGGAAGCGCATATATCAATATGCTTTGCGGGTCAAGCGAATCTCCATATACCATTCAGGAGATCCGTGCTTTTACGAAAAACCCAATGAACCATATTACGGAGCTGCGTAGAATGGCAAAGTGGGCTTACCGAACGAATGGCGTTGTGTCTGGTGCAATCGACTATATGAAGTCAATGCACACATTAGATGGTGTTATTGTTTCTAAGTCACGCCGGCCAGATGGCAGAAAGCCAAGAAATTATCGTTCCAATAAAGCAAAAATGGAAGGTACACTAAGCACCATTCGATACAAGCAAATTATCCGCGATGGTATTTTCAAGAATGCCAATGATGGTATGTATGTCGCTTACTTTGAAACTGCTGCGACCACACCAGACTATAGAATGGCGCTGACTGATTATGAAATCCAGAATATAACGGAAATCAATGCGCTTGGAATCAATGCAATGGTAATCCCTCTTCCTGTTGAATATGTGCGGATCATTGGAAGAAAGAACAACAGTTATGTTGTCGCATTTGATTTGAAGTATTTTGATTATTTCACGGAGGATGCAAGGAAGAAAAAGCTTGCCGGCTTTCCAAAAGAGATCCAGGATGGATGGCTGAAAAAGATGAATGGGGAGCTGAACGCAGATTGGCTTGTTCTTGATAATACAAAGACAATTGTAACGAAAATCAAGAGCGAGATTTCTGAACCATACGGAATCCCATTTTCTATTGCGGCTCTCGACGATATTAGCTACGCTCAATATTTTATTGATACAAAGCGAAATGTTCTGGACTCTGTAAACAACCAAATTGTGTATGAGACATTCCCTGAGGGCAAAGATAAGGGGACATCTGCTCTGAGCGAAAAACAGCAGAGACAGCAGCATGATTTGGTCAAGAACGCACTTTCCAGCAAGAGCAGAAACGGCAGCAGTACATCATTTTTCTCTCTTGCGAGTGGGACAAAGCTTGACAAGATTTCGTTGGATGTTTCTTTGCTTGATGAAAAGAACGAAAATTCGATTGTAGATTCTGTAAACAAGGATATCAGTGTGAGCGCCAGCGCTCTTGACGGCAGCAGCACTGGAAACTATTCTACAGCGACATTGAATTTAGAGCTTGTCGCAGCAAATGTGTATTCCTGGATTGAGGATATTGTGGACGAGCTGAATAAGTGCATCAATAAAAATATCATTAAAGATCCAAGTTGCAGAGTCGAGTTTTATATCCTGCCAATTACGATGGTAAATCGTGATCAGATGGTAGGGTATATGTCTGATCTCTATGCAAGAGGAAAGGGAAGCCTATACGCATGGATTGCGTCTACTGGAATTAACCCGGACAACTATGTTGCGTTGATGGACTATGAGCTGGATGAAGACTTTGAGAATAAGTACCCAGTGCATAGGACTTCTTTCACCGTGACCGGTAAAGATGATCCTGAATTTGAGGATCACAACAAAGGCGGCAGACCACCAACTAATAGCGAAGATCCTGCTGCCGTGCAGCAAAAGACAAACGGTGGTAACAATATGCCGAAGCCGTCAACGGGGTAAGGGGGTGAGAAAATGAATAGATGTATTCCGACTGGTAGAATTTTTGAACTCTCTAATGAACGTCAGATCACGGGAAGAAGAAAAATCAAGGTAGTTCTTCACGAGATTTTCTCTAACCATGATGAGTGGCAGGAGAACGGTATTTCCTGGGATGAGACCTATACACAGCAGACGATTGACTCCGTTTCTAATATGTCTTTGTGTGTTGAATTTATCAGCGAAGACAGGACGCTACCATATGGGCATGGGCTAACTGAGATTGCCGATATGCCTTATATGGAAGATGCGACTGTCGTTGGACACTTCGAGCGCGGTTATATTGACGATATCGAAATTGACGGTGTTACAAAAAGGGTTTTGGTTGCAGATGGATATGTTGATGAAATGAGATACCCTAAGTTTGTAGCATGGTTGAAAGATCGGCTTGAACATGGAACGGTCAAAGGTTCTGTGGAAATTGTAGGTAGACCAGAAAATGAAAATCGTATTATTTACGATGGCGGTTACAAAGAGAAAGGAAGAATCCCGCAAATCTATGATTATAGCGGGTATGCCATTCTTGGTATCAGACCGGCAGATGATACGGCAATCGTCATGGAGTTAAATAATAAATCACAAGAACATAAGGAGGAAACAGGTATGGATGAGAAGATGATGAGCCAGGCAGTTGAGCTTATCAAGTCTTCTGTAACTCAGACCATTAACGAGTTGAATAATAAGAGTGGCGAGTATGAGAAGAAGATTGCTGAGCTGAACAATGCGGTAGCCGCAAAAGACGCTGAGATTGCAGAGCTGAACGAGAAGTTGAACACTGCCAATGCGTCTGTTGCTGAGAAAGACCAGGCTATTGAGAGCCAGACCAATGAGCTGAATAGTCTGAAAGAGGCCAATGCCGCGCTGGAGAAAGAAAAGAAGATTGCTGAGCTGAATTCTGCTCTGGCGGAGTTTAGCCAGGAAGAGCAGGATCTTGCCAAGGCTGAGATCGAGGCATTTAAGGCCGATCCTATGTCAGTTGAGATTAACAGCATCACAAGCAAGATTTGCGTGGAGATGGTTCGTAAGAACAAAGAGACACGCACAGTCGAATTGAACAACTCTGCTCCCGACATTTTCGGCGGTGTGAACTCCCCTGAAGATGACGGCGATGTAGACATTTTTGGCTAATTAAGGAGGGTTAAAGGAATGAAATACAAGACTATTGGTGCATTTAAGAATGTGCAGAATATCCCATATTGCAAGGCAACTGAGGATATGAAAGTAGGTATGGGCGTTGTGCTTGACCGCGCCGCAAAGACCGCATCTTTGGCAGAGGATGATACCGCTGCAAAGGCTATTGTTCACATTGTCACCAACATCAATGACAAGCCGGAGCTTCACAACAGCCCTGAGACTTATGTGGTTAATGCTGGAGAGTATGTTCGCGCTGACGATTTGAGAACTGTAAACGGTTTGGAGATTGAGTTCGCTGCGTTTGAGATTGACGGTGGGACTGATGGCCTGGCCGCTGGCGATGCTTTGGTATTTACCACATCTGGCCTGGTGAAGAAGGTTGCTGACGCAACTGGCTATGCAGTTTCCTTTAAGGTAATTGCTAAGACCGCATATATGGATGATGGCATTCTTGCTGAAATCGTTGCTCAGTAAGAATTTTTGTTTCTAAAAGGAGGATAGAAGATAATGGATAAGATTTTTGAGCTTAACACAGTCAACAATGTGAAAGACTCTGTTGTTGGTTCCAAGGTAAAGGCCACTTCTCCAATCGTAGAGGTGTTCTCTGCTCTGGCACAGGGTAAAAACCCCGCTGTTGACGGTAAGGTAGTAGATAAGGCTGTTGCCTATATCAAGGAGTTGGCTGGCCGCGCAATCGACGGCGATCATCAGGCAGTATCTGAGCTGAACGCAATTCAGCGTTTTACCATTGAGCCTAAGCTGATCGAGGCTATCAAGATTTTTAACTTCATGGGTACATACAGATCCCTTCCTTACGACACCGTGCCTATGATGAAGACCTATAAGTATGAGAGCATTGATTCTCGCTTCCAGGCTTCAAGCGGCGATGTGCCTTTCGCTACCCACAGCTTCCGTGAGTACCCAATTGCAACACAGACCATTTCTGCCGGTTATGCGGTGGACTATCGTGAGTTGCAGAGCGGAAACTTTGACGGAACTGTTGCTGAGGGTATGGCTCAGGTACAGACTGACATGCAGAATAAGGCTGTGTACTATGTTATCGCAAAGCTTTATGATGCACTGAAGAACGCAAAAGGCGTAAAGCACTTCGCTGAGAGTTCTGGTATTACCCAGACTGCCGTTGACGATATGCTGAAGGTAATGCGTCGGTACGGCAAGACCAATATCTGCGGCGATTACGCTGTGGTTTCCCAGTTGAATGATTTCGCTGGTTATAAGACTTTCGGTGCTTCCACCATTCCGTTTGGTGCTGATGCGGTTGCCGAAGAGATTCGTAAGACCGGTTTGCTCAGCTTCTACAACGGTTCTAATGTGGTGGAGCTGCCAAACGCTCTTGATTACACCCGTTTGAATGAGGACAAGACTTCCTATGAACTTTATATGCCTCAAGGTTTGCTGTTCTTCATTCCTCAGGGCAACATCGCACCTCTCCAGATCTTCCGTCGTGGCGGACTGACCACTATGACTGGTGACGATATCGTAACCCGTCAGCACCTGACCCGTTTCGACATGGAGATTGGTGCCGGCGTAGCAGAGGGCATGGAGGATCAGATTGGTCTTCTGTCTGATACCAATTTCGAGGTTCCTACTCTTTAATAGGAATTAGTTAAGTTATCTAAAAGGGGAGGGAAATACTCTCCCCTTAATCTTTTTATAAGGAGCGAAAGAAAATATGGAATTAACAGATAAGGTTGCAATCAACAATCTGTGTAGCTGGGCGCTTTATTTTAAGCGTGAAAATGGAGTGGGTGATATCCGCATCCCCGCAAATGCAAAGAATTTTTCCCAGTTGGATGTAGCTGAGGTTCAGATGCAGATTCAGCGCGGCAATCCTCTGTTTGTAGGGGATGGCAGATCCAATCAGGGGGATCACGCTCGTTTGTTTATCGTGGACGATAAGCAGCGTAAGGAGCTTCTTGGATATGGAGAAGAGTCTGCCCAGGATGCGGTTGTTCTCAACGAGGAATCTGTAAAGGCTCTTCTGGCGATTCGTGGGAAAGACGCATTTCATGCAAAGCTGAATGAGCTTGTAACCACGCCGGCAGAAAAGAAGATGATTGTCCAGATTGCAAAGGAGTGCGGCGGAGACGATGTAGCGGCCTGGAAGATGGCTGCAATTAACGAGCTTGCCGACACAAACACCATTTAAGTAAGGGGGATGAGGTATGGATCAGCCTACTACTTTTACGGATATTGAAACAAGTTTTCACTCCATGCCTCTAACGAAATATAGGATCGATCCTGGCCTGGAGAAACAGTGGTTAGAAACTGCGATTGCAGATTACGAACTCGATCTAAGCACTGTGCTTGAATACGACAGTGAAAGCGGGTCGTTTGCAAATAAGCTTGATCGCCCTACAGTTCGCATTCTTGCTTTGATGATGTATGTCAGTTACCTTCAAAGAGAACTTAGCCGCGTTATGGCTCTCAACGGTATTTATGCCAAAGATATTCAGGTTACTGGAGCAGACGGAACAAAGCGGGTGACGAAGCAAGAGCTTGATAGTGAGCTTAGCAGAGTGAACACAATGCTTCATAAACTCAAAAATAACTGCTTTGATTAAGGAGGGGTTGCAATGCCAGAATCATGGTATTTAATGTCCCAACCTTTGTTTAACAGCGGTTTTGAGGGCGATGAATTCTCTGCATTTGCACAAGGGGGATTTGAAGAAATTTTGGATTCTCCCCTTGCGGATGAAATAGAGATTTATGAGAAAACTCTGTCTGCTACTCCGGTTTCTGCACGTGCGATTATACAAGGTGTGACAGCGGACAATTATAACAATAGTGTACTGCGTCAATTTCTTTGTAAGATTGGGACACTTCGGAGCGGACAGTATATCAAGGCAAGAGGCCAAATGTGGCTTGTTTATTCGCTCCCTGATAACAATAAGATGTACGAAAAAGCGATTGCTTGGCAGTGCAAATATTCAATCAAGTTTGTTTCACCGACCAGCGGAGAAATTGTTGAGTACCCTGTTTATGACATCAATAGTACGCAGTATGGCTCTGGTGAAACATCTGAAGACCATTTGACGCTTGGCACATCGCAGCACTTAATTTACATTACATTTACCAATGTTACAACATCAATCAATGGTGTTGAAACTGCAATTGACGATGTAAATGACTCTACTACGAGCAACGCAGAGTCAGAAATTGATGACATTGGATCAGCCGCACAAGATGCTGCAACAAAAGTTTATAGCATTGGTACGGCTATTGATAGTGTAAATGGTAGAACTGCCACTGTATATTATAATGTACAGCGTAAAGGTGGTCTTATTGACAGTATTGGTAATCTGCTTGGCTTTGCAAAAGGCACTTCTAATGCGCCGGCTGGAAATGCTTTGCTTGGAGACGAGTATTCACCCAACGGTTCTCCAAAGCCAGAGCTTGTTGTATCGAAGGATGGAGCATATCTCGCTGGAACAAACGGGCCGGAAATTGCCTATTTGAACCAGGGAGACCAAGTTTATACTGCGGATGAAACCAAACGGATTTTAAGTCGTTCTGGCAAACGGATTACTGGTACGATTCCAGCGTATGCGTCTGGAAGAATCACAACAAGCGGTTTGCGTGTCGAGGTTGACAAGAACGGCTCTACGGGCACTCCGTATACTTCTCCTACGACAACTGCCACGGTAGATGTTAAGGCTGAAGTTGATGACGAAGAGCTTGCTGAAGAGATGGAGGATGCCATAAAAGAAATCCAGGATGAGCTTGACGAAATCCTGGGTAATTATGAGCACGACATCTTTACGCTTGAAAGAAATGATGGAACTCCAGAAGAAATTATTGCTAGCACAAGCGTAAAAACAAGCAAAAGGCTTAACATCTTTTTCATGTTTGCATATCCTCCAGTTTTTGATTTTTCGCAGTCATGGAGGCTACAAGATTACTGATTGCTGCCGCCTCTGCGGTAGTAAGGCCGGATATATCCAGCATTCTTACATCTTGCCGCCCCAAAAGATAGTCAGTGCTCACACGGTAGAGATTTGCCAGCCGGATCAGTACATCATAAGAGGGTTGCCGTATGTCCGTCTCATATGCCGAGATTGCCCCCTTGGAAACACCCACCAACCGCGCCACTTGGTCTTGCCGCAGCCGCTTGTCCAGTCTTAGTTGCCTTAAACGTACAGAAAGATCAATAATCATGTGCATTACCTCCATGCACATGGTACAGGATAGCATATTATGAACAACTCACCGAAAACTACCGTCTACGATTGGAAAACACTGAAATATGGAGAAAAAGCCACCTCTTTCGAGATGGCTTTTGATAATAAGATTTTTCAATTAAGATGCCTTTTCATTTACATCATTACAGAGAAGCAACTGGATGTGAGCGATGGTATCGTTTGTATCATTTATAGTCCAACTTAACTTGATGTATATACCCTCTACCAGGCTCCAGCAACATTCATAATCGTGGAAGAAGGTCTCTGTGGTTTCGATTATTTTTCCGTGGGGGATACTTAGAGCGTTATCTATTTGTTCTTTTAATTCGTCCACGTCGTTAAGTGTAGCGATATACTCAGTCCCGAGAGTATAAGCATTTGTACCGTCGTAATAGGATTGCCCGTCAGACCAAAAGAAATTGATTTGCCAGATTTTTTCATTCTCCGGGTAGAACAAAAAAGTTGCTGTACCTTCTAAGTCTCCCGCATTCGCAACACAGGATACTTCTTTTGCACCGCTTTTGTATGTGAAAGTGGAAAAATCGCCACATTCTTTCCTAATTATCGTCAATAGTTGAGAGTAATGCTCATCTGAGCAGATGAGCTGCAACGGAATACCGTCAACAATAGAACATAATCCGTCACCAAACTGTGCTTTTATCCGCCGATTATAGTAGGATGCTTCGTCAAGCTCGGTAACAACGCCATCCACTTTTGATATTTCTACATAGCTTTTTGCAGTATTCCGATTGTATCCACCGAAGCTGTTTTGCGCAGAATAGTCAACAATAATCGTACCAAAATAGGCAGTATCATTTTCAAAACTTTCCCCGTCGAGATTCGCACTGTGTACTTGCAAGGACTCGGGATTTTTCAAGCGGTCTTTTAATGCTGTTTCCACTGCGGCAACGGCTATTTCTGTATAGCTGATGTCTTCTTGATTAGCTCCCGAATTAACATTACTTTCTGCGCACGCTGAACATAAGAGAAGTAACACGGAGAGGGCACAACAGAACCAGGCGAACCGTTTCGGGTTTATCATGGGCGTCTCCTTTCACCGTTTGATAGCGGTTTGGATTTATACCATAATTATAGCTTCTTTCCACCTAAAGTCAACTTTTGGTTTATCTAAAGTCTCCTAAAAGCGGTTTCTTCGCTGGTACACTATTGGCGGGAGGGGGAATAGCTTATGGTTGACTGCTCTGAAAAACTGCGGGCACTCCGTGAAGCAAGAAAATTGACACAACTGCAGGTAGCAAACAGGGTCGGCGTCTCAAAAACCATGATTTCTGCTTATGAGACGGCAAGCAAAGCTCCCTCTATTGAAGTTTTGATTCGCCTTTCACGGTTATATGGTGTTAGCGTTGATTATTTGGTTTGCGTGGATGCTCCAAAGGTTGTTGACGTGTCAACTCTGGACGATGATACGGTTGCCTTGGTATCGGCACTCGTGGGAAAACTAAAGGGCAGAACTGAGTGA